TTTATCGTTTGTTTTTTATCAAAATTTGCCATGGCAAAAAAGCCATGGCTTTTTATATTTTATTTTTATATAATCATATATCAAATCCATGTGACAAACATAAAATAAAAGCGTACCATGTAATGTACAGAATAACGAACGTAACGAGAGGTGATAAATATGTTTGTAACCAATTTTACAAATGTACGAAACCATTTCAAGGAATACTGTGATATAGCAATTGATAATTCTCAACCGGTTGTTGTTACTCGAAAAGGTGACAGAAATGTAGTGATTATTTCACTTGAAGAATACAATAATCTACAAGAAAACATGCACATCTTTGGAAATCGTGAATACACAGAACGCTTATTAGAATCCAAAAAAACAAATTGATGAAGGGAAAGCTAAGATTAGAGAGCTTATTCAAATAGAAGATGAATAAAATTTTTTCAGACCATGCGTGGAAGGAATACCTTAGTGGGCTTCAAGAAGATAAACGAATAAAACAAGCTACTAAAATAATATATTTCCCCCTAAATAGATTTTTTGCATTTTCTATTTAAGGGGGATTTTTATGTTTTTTATTTTGTTAAAACATATTACTTCACTTTAATTTGTTGTCCTACATAAATTTTATTTTTATCTTTAATATTATTTTCGCTCACGAGCTTATTAACGGTTGTACCGTATTTTTGAGCAATAGCTGATAATGTATCGCCGGATTTGACGGTGTAATAAACGGCTGTATTGCCGTTATTTTGGCTAATAGGTACACGTAATAGCTGACCTATGTAAATCTTATTCACGTTTGTAATTCCGTTGATTTCGGCTAATTTTGAAACAGTTGTGTTATATCGTGCTGCGATAGCTGAAAGTGTATCATCTTTTTCGATAATGCAATTGATATAAGTTGGCTTGGCTGATGTATTCGTTGATGTATTGCTAGAAGCCGTTGAACTCGGCTTACCATTGCTTGCAAAGCCGTTTAACCCTTTTTGCTTTATAATACTAGGGTAATCTTTAAATGATTCATTTAGATCGACGTTCCCAGCGATACCGTCAATGATTCCTCTTTCGGATTTTTGCCAAATACCACAGCTTACAGCCGGTTGTCCTACGTCCCAATGTGCAAGCCACAAGTCATACTTACCAAGCTCTTGGTTATCCAAGTAATTATTCCACCAATTCAAGCTGCAATAAATCATGGCGTAATAGCCGGCTTTTTCGATGGTTTCACAAAACGCCTTGCAAAGCTCGGTACGCTGTTGGTTGGTAAGCTTTAATTGTTCTTTATCCTCAATATCAAACACTACCGGATATTCTAGTTGTTTCCCGGCAATGTTTTTTAAGCAGAACTCGGCTTCAAGCTTAGCGTCCTCGACAGAATCCGCATAGCTATAATGATAGACTCCAACCGGAATACCGGCGGCTTTTGCCTTTTTATAGTTCTCTTCAAAGCGCTTGTCAATTTGGTTTGGATTTTCCTTTCCGTAGCCTTCGCGTAAAATAGCAAAATCTACACCATCTTGTTTTACTTTTTCCCAATCAATTGTGCCTTGCCATTTTGAAACATCAATTCCTTTTTTGTTCATGAATAATCGCTCCTTGTTGGTTTATTATCTATATGAAAAAAGCACACCTAAACGAGTAGGCGTGCATTTGAATACATATTTAATTGGTACGCTTCCACATATAGCATGTAACATAAGGTTGTACGACACTAATACTTTGAGCGCCGGCGTTGCCGGTATTACCATGAGAGTGCGATTGGTCTCCGCCCGTATAAGAAGTCATAACGTTACCAGTCCAACCGATCTTAGCTTCACCTTTTACGGAATTCTTTGTAAACGTTTCGGTTGTGATACCACTCGTATTGAGATTAAGCAATTCATGGTGGTGTGATGGCATTTCCGCAGTTGTTAAAACGTGACCTTGGGTTGTATGATAGTGAGCAGCGATAGAAGCTGTGGAGCTACCGCCGGTTGTTTCGGCTGTTCCGCCGCTTTCTACTCCTACTAATACTCTGCCTTGTCCGAATGCCGCCCATGTGCCTCCAAATAGCGTTGCAGGGCTTGTAGAAGAAACGGACATATAAATACTACCCACCGGATAAATTGCGCTCCAAATGGCGTTTAAAGCCGTTACAGTGGCATATTGACTATGAGTATGGCTTGTTCTTGCAAAATCAGAAGCATGATAATTATCTACGGTATCTGCGTTACCGCCGTTAGCCGGTAAAGTGGTCGGGATTGTTGGTTTATTACTTAAATCATTATAGCTACCGCTTGTGGCTACGGTAGATAAGCCGGTAATCATACTTGCGGCATGGGTAGCCGGGTGCGTGTAATTATTGGCTCCGGTAGCAATTCCGTTTAACTTGGTTTTATCGGAACTACTCATAAAGCCGGCGGCGCTTGTTGTGGCGGCTGAATGAGAATGGCTTGAAGCCGCTTTATTATTCAATTGCGTTTGAATATTAGATGTTACGCCGTCTACATAATTTAATTCTTCGGTAGTTGCGGTTACGCCGTCTAATTTATTGATTTCGGCTGCTGTGGCGGTTAAGCCCAAATTAACAAGGGCTGCCGCTGCTGTTGTAGCGCCCGTACCGCCTTTATTAACGGGTAATGTGCCACTAACTTGTGATACGGTATGAGTATGGCTTGTATCTGACTTACCAGAAAGAGCTGTTGCAAGCCCGGTTATTTCGCTTTGAGTATGTGTATGAGCAGAAGGTGTCATGCTCGTTGGTTTATCGCTTAAATCGTCATAACTACCGCTTGTGGCTACGTTAGCTAAACCTGTAATCATGCTAGCGCTGTGGCTTGCCGGGTGCGTGTAGTTGTTGGCGTTAGCTTCTACACCTTCTAACTTAGATTTATCTGTTTCGCTCATAAATCCGGCTGTGGTTACACTTGCTGCAGCGTGAGTATGACCGGTTGCCGCTTTATTGCTTAAAGCCGAAGCAAGCCCGACTATATCACTTTGAACATGGGTATGGGCGGTTGGCGCCATACTGGTTGGTTGATCTTCCAAGTCCTCATAGCTGCCGCTTATGGCCACTTCTGAAAGCCCGGTAATCATGCTTGCCGGATGACTTGCCGGGTGAGAATAGTTATTAGCGCCCTCTGCTATTCCGGCTAATTTGGTACGTTCTTCGGCTGTCATGACCTTTTTCAAGCTTGTTTCTTCAATCATACCGGCGGAATGGGTTTCCGGGTGGGTATAATTGTTGGCGTTCTCCGCTATTCCTGATAACTTGGCGCGTTCGGCGGCGGTCATTATTTTAAGACCGTCGGTTTCTGTAATCATATTTAATGAATGAGAAGTGGGGTGAACATAATAGTTAGCTCCGTTAGTGATCCCGTTCAATTTGGTTTTGTCTGTAGAACTCATAAAACCGGCTTCGGTAGATGTGGCGTTGCTATGAGTATGAGTAATAGCTGAATAAGCTGTATCGTGGTTATGTGTAATATTCGCGTATTCTTCCGCATGATTGTGATTAACACTAGCAAAATCAGAAGCGTGACAGTTGTCTATGGTATCAGCATTACCGCCGTTAGCTGGTAAAGAAGAAGGAATAACCGGTATGGTCGGTTTATCGCTTAAATCTTCATAGCTGCCACTAGTTGCAACTTCAGCAAGCCCGGTAATCATATTAGCTGGGTGGCTTTCGGGGTGTGAGTAATTATTTGCTCCAGATTCGATGTCATCTAATTTCGTCTTATCATTATGGCTCATAAATCCATCGGAATACCTTGTAGCTGTTGTGTGTTCGTGATAGGCGTTTGCTGCTCCTATACTAGAAGCTGTGTGTGTATGATTAACTAAGGAATAGTTCGTTAAATCGTCAGCTGTCACGTAGGTATCCAATTGATTACTAAGCCATATATCTTGAGTTTTGTAGTTTATATTATCGGTACTTAGGGCGGCTATTATGCTGATAGGTGGCTCTATAAACGCCTCTGCTACCCCATATCTCCCGTCACGATCGTACCACTTACCAACTAATGATTGGTCTTCACTTGAAATTTCAATGTAGTCCGAATAGGTGACTGGTTCAGAAAGAGTTTTAATGCTTTGAACAAGGTCTTTTGAATCAACAAAAGCGTAATAATACATAGTGTTTAACCTCCATTTTTGTTTTTTGGGTTCGGGTTTTTGATTACACAATCAATTTAATCACCCCCTTTATTTACTAAAAAAACAACTGCTAAACTAGCAGTTGTTTTGTCGAGCGTTTTAATTTATATCATTCGTTGCACCTTTGTATTTTTCAAGCGTTTTTAGATAGGTATAGGCTTCTTCTATATCTAAATTTGGCGTGTATTCTTTATTGATGTATTCAGTAAATATGTAAACATTCATTGGCTGATTAGAAGCGAGAGCGAGCTGTTCTTCTTCTCGTTTTTGTTTGCTTGTATAACTGGCTACTTCAATCATACTGACGTGATTGGTGATGTGATTGATACTGACAATTCGGTGATAACGAATAGTAACGCCGTTGTCTAATGTGATTTCTTTAAGTAATGCCATATTTGTTTCTCCTTTTTGATTTATTTGTATCCAAATACTTGGGTAATGTTAAAAGGGATTTCTTGTGTAATATTGGCATATACATCAGAGTTGTTCTTCCCAATATATCCGTCCCCAGAATGGATGGTTACCCATGAAATGGTATTGTTGTTAAACAAAAGAACGCCCGCCCGAATAAAGAGCTCATTTCCTCCTGACCAATAGCCATTATTTTGCAAAGACATCCATTTTTGATTGACGTTGTAGGCTCTTGTGGATAATAGCTGATTTTCTGTATGAAAATAATAAACTTCAATCATGTCATAGTTTCCCACGCTATCATTTAACGTGATTGTCGATTTTGTTCCGCTTCCATTGTTGTACAACACGTACCGTTTCATGACTTCTAAATTTGTTCGTGCCGCTTCTGCAGTGGTCGCTCCTGTGCCACCTCGTACAATCGGTAAAGTTCCAGACGTAATATGACTGGCGCTATGTGTGTGCGAGGAGGGTGCGGCTCCAATATTACTATAGGTTAAACGAACGGTTTGAGAGCTATCTGGGGTGATAATTGTCCCATTCCCCATAATGCCTTTAATCGCTCGCCCGTCTAATGTAGTCAAATTGGTATCTAAATCGCTGACTTCTGTTTGTAGCTCGGTTAAACAAGCACTAGCATTGTTAATTTGATAATTAAAAGTATTAGCCGCCGGTTTCATTCCGGCGGTATATCCACTGTTTTTTAAGCTTTCGCTTGGTTCTGTCCCGGCGTTATTCCATCTCAAAGGTGTATTCACAAATGTAATCGCCATAAATATTCCTCCTTATTAAATATTAAATCGGTAATGGGTGTTCATCATCATCCATATAAAGTTCACCAAGATATCCTTCATCAAATCCTTTATCTTCGTCAAATTCGCCCTCTGTTGCCCCAAATTCAAACGTTCCGACTAATTCAGTAGAAGTGACCGTTACGCCAATAGGGACTAACGCCCGTATAAGCTGAACCGTCTGATTAGCTGAAAGCCCGACGTAGTTAATAATGTTGTACGGTAGCGATTCAATTTTAATGGCGGTATTGCCAATTTCTGAAATCTTTACGCTAGATGGCTCGCAATTGAAAGTAAGGCAAATCGCGTTGATGATGCTGTTTATATCACCGTTCATTAAGTTACGAGTGATAACAGACTTTATCATAGCACGGTATTGTTGGTCGGAAGCAAAGCCCCTTTTTTGCCCTAACATATCACCGTATAAATCGAGCGTTGCCCCTTCCGCTTGGTCTAAATCAAGAGATTGATAGACAGCGTTTATCGTTGTTTTGAGTTCATCAATTTTACTTTTTGGAGCAGAAAGAATTTTATAAGTATTGCTGCTTGAGTCTTTTTTATAAGCGTCGGGGAGGTTTTCAGAATAAATCGGTTTAAATTCACTCATGTGTTTTGCCCCTTTCTTATGTGTTTGTCACAACAACGGTAATATTGGCTGCGCTCGTTATAGGTACTTCGCTTTCGCTGCATACGATCGTTGCGCTGCTTTCGGATTGCCCTGATTTATGTTGTGTAATAGAAACAACTTCAGTAACGCCGGTTACTTCAAAAACATGGCTGTACATGGCGGATGTAACGACAGAAGCCCCTACACCCAAACTATTTACATAGGCTACTAATTTATTTTTAATAGCTGTCGCTCCGTCTTGGGTATAAGTAATATTGGTTTTAATGGTGACGTTGATATAAATCTCGATTTCTGATACTTTTGAAAAATGAATAACGTGAGTATAGCCGCCTTTATCAATAACATTTTTGGTAATGGCGTTGTCGCCAGTAGCCGTACTAACCGTTGTAATGCCTAAAGGTTTTTTTAAGAAGATCGCCTCGGCAATTTCTTGTTCATCGGCTTCGCCGTACACATACACTTCAAAACTATGCGCCGGTCTGCCGCCACTATCTGTTTGGTTTGAATCATTTTCGACAATAACGACACTTTCAATGCCCGAAATACGGGAGATATAGCCCCTTATAGCATCCACGTTACAAGAACCGGCTCCCGATACAGCTTGGGAGAATCGTTTTCGTAGGTCATAATCACTTTCTATGTCTTTGCCTTGTTCTTCAAGCCCTTCATAAGTAATACCGGTAACGCCCGTTACAGGGTTGATAATAGTTGTTATGCTGTCTACGTTCCCAATAGAGCCAGCTTCCGTTGCGGCTACTATGACTTCTTGTGCTGTTCCTCCGGAATCAATCGTAAACTCACTTTCGTTATAAAACGTAAGATTATCTTCGTTACCGACTAATAAGCCGCCCGCACCAATAGTTGTACCGGCTGTTCCGGTTACGGTGATTTCGTGTCTTGCGTAAGTAGCTGGGTTTCTTGTAATGCCGGCAAATACACAAAGCCTATCCAAGCTGATACCGCTTGTTGTATTAGGGAATCGCGCATAATATGTTGCTTCCAAGTCGTTGTAGACTTCGCTTATATCATAGGCGGTAATCCTTAAAAACTTACCTAAAACAGATAAAGCTGACGTATCAATATCATCACCTAATAATTCTTTTGCTTTTTGTTCCATGCCTGAAACAATTTCATCATATGAAGGTCTATTAAATCCATTTACATCTAAAGTCATCCGTTCACCCCCCCTTCTAATAATTAGTGCCGATGCTTACGACTTTTCCGTCTGCGTTTTCAGCCGTAAAGGTAACGACTAAATGGCGCGAAACTTTGTCTAAGCTCATACTAAAATCAGTCATAACAAAAGAGCTGTCCACTTGGAGCAGCCCTTGAAGTATTTCGCTTTTTACATGGTCTTCATCTACATTTTTACCGAGAATGTTTTGAAAAGTAATGCCCTCATTTTCATCGTAAAAGCATTCACCTTTATTGGTAGACAGCAAATATTGTATCGATTGCCGCGTTAGTTCGCTGTCGGCTATTAATTCTATCTTGTTATTTTTGATGGCCACATCTCCGGTATCGGTTAGTTTAAATCCTTTCAAGTACAATCACCTCACAAAATACCTACAATCACTGAATCGCTCAACGAATATTGTCCGCCGGCGGTAGATGTGCTTATTTCGCCTTTTTTTGCCGCTGTAATGCTTCTTTCACAGCAAACAACTAAAACGATATCCCCAGTGCTTAACGGCTCATTTTCACCCTTTTTTCGCGCGCTAATGATAACCGGTACATTCGGGATAATGGCGGCTGGTTCGGCTTCTTTTCCGTATGGTTTAACAGCTAATAACGGATGAATATCGGCTACGGTGCTGTTAAACGAAATAACTTTCGCTAAATAAGCCGTGTGTAAGTTCATGATTTTGCTATTTATAATTTGTTCAATGACAGATAAATTCCCCATTATACAACCTCCATTTCGGTTAGAGCTTCGGATTCGTTAAAAATATGTTTGCCGGCTCTAACCCGGTATTCGCCGTTACATTCTGCACTTTGCAGCTTAATAACAGAACCGGTGCTAATACGATGTTGCAGCAACATTTTAACGTTAAAGCCCTTAATGGTATCGGTATAATCTTCGGCTTTTACTTCTTCTTCAAATTCTTCGGGGCTTTCTATCATGCCGGTATCTACACCTACATTGAAATAAGAATTGATGCCTTTGGAGATATGTTGAGCGTATACTTTGCCTTTATTGATATAGGTGCTGATGCCGCATACCTCGCTATATTTACGGATATTATCCATTAAGCCGCCGTTTATACTGGTTTCGTCTTCATATGTCCAATTTCGGCGTGGTTCAAATATCGCAACCGGTAAATGCGTTTTACTGATTAAATCTCTTAAAATATAACTGGCGGTTGTACCGGCTGCATACGTTACATTCGCAACGTCATGTTCTTTTAAATCCGGAGAATCCAAAGCGAGGATCGTTGTTTTTTTGTCTACGCCTTCGCGCTTGGTGGTGACCTTGCTGATATAGCCGCTGAATATCACCCCGGTATCGCCTTTGTAGCCGGCGGTAATGGTAATAGGCTTGTTGTATATTAAATTTTTAATAGTGGTTGGTGTAAGGTTATATACGATAATTTCAGCTTCGTTCGCTTCCAGATCGTCATCAAACGGCACAGTAAACTCAAAATCAAATTCCTCAGAACTTATAGTGACCGCCCAACTCTGAATAATAGCAACACGCCCAAATAAACCTTTGGGCTGCTCTGAATAGCTCGATAAAGCCGGATTCCAACCTTGCATGGCTTTGATTAATTTTGATGTATGATTCAAGCAAACACCCCTTTTGTATAAAAAATAAAAAAAGGTATTTACATTTTTTTACTATGTTGGTATAATAAATAGCAGTAGAGACTTTTAGCACTAGTCTTTATGGATATTAATAATTGTTATAGAGTTTGCCGATTGAATATGGAGTTCAATTGGCTTTTTTCTATGCAATTTTTTAAAAATCCACTCAAAAACCTTTGCTACTGCCCTCATAGTATCACCCCCTCGACAATCAAATTTACAGTTTGGTCGATAGGTATACCATAAAGACTTGTCTCTACTGCTGACAATATTATACCATAAATAGGAAAAAATTACTATACCTCTAACGTTTCGTCAGCATTATCAATGACTAAAAACACCGTAACTCCAAAATTGTTGTAAGTTACTGTATTTTCTTGACCGCTTTCATCTAAAGGAATAATTTTTAATGCCGGATAATCACCGGAAAATTGTACGTCTTGCCACAAAGGAATGCCGTAAATAACCGGCTCGGCGTGGCAAATAACCTCATCTTCTTTTTCAAGCCCTATCGTAAATAAGTCGTGTGATTGGTTGTATTTAATATTCAGCGTATAAAGCTCCGCGCCTAAAAGTATTTCCATTCGGTACGGGATAAGGCTTTTTTCAATCAAAATACGATCTCTTTTCATACCTTCACCTACCTATACCCAACATAAATTTTCTTACCAATTTGAAGTGTACGAAAATCATTTTTACGGCTAAATGCGCTTTGATTTTGGCTCATGACCCAATTGCACTTGTCCATTGGCTTAGAATATGTAGGCTTTAAGTTTTTATAAGGACCGGTTATGACTAAGCTCCAAACGCAATCACCTTTTTTTACGGTATGGTAGACTTTGCTGTTGTCGCCCTGGGATGCTTGGGCGGCTAGTTTAGCGCTTTTAGCCGCGTCGTAGGCTGATTTTGCAAAGCGTACCTCTTGTAACGTCATTTCAAAATCATATCCTCCCCAATTGGTATATGGAGAGGATATAGAAAAGTCCTGTATTTGTAGATTTCCTAAAGAATTTCTACCAACGTATGTGATAAGCGAGCCGCTGTTTTGTAGGGTTTTTATTTTACCCAAAATATCGGCGGCTTTGGCGGCTTTATTGTCTACGATTTTCCCGTTTAAAGAGAGCTTGATAGGCTTTCGTTGGATATGGTCGGTAATATCAATTCCCTTTTCAACCGGGTGTGAAGTCGATTTCACTTTATAATCAATGTCCTCGTCTACAACAAAAATATAATTATTATTAATGAGCGCCATACTTACACCTGCCTTACAGCCGTTTTACGGCTCATAGAATCAAACATGTCATTCATTGCTTCTTGTATCCAGCGTTTGACTTTGCGTTGGGTTTCGCGATCGGTATTACCGCCGTTTAATGTCAAGTTGAATACCGGAGCATATGAATTGGTTTCATAAGTAGAATTGTTAGGTGAACCGGAGTAGCTATTTTCCGGCGTATACCCTCCGCCCGTATAAGGATAAGATACTTCACCTATGTCTTGAACAGCCGCTTTTACTTGCGGAATAGAGCTTTCAAGTCCTAGCGCTTGCCCTTCACCTAAATAAGCACCTTTTTGATACCAGACTTTTGATGGCGAATTAATCTTTTGAATTTTATCAAATTCCGCGTTGACCGCATTTGCGACTTCTCGTGCCGCTGATACAGCTACGCCTTTTTGATTGGTAATACCGTTAGCTAAGCCATTAATAAGCTGCGCCCCAGCGCTTGATAAATCGGTATTAGCTACGACTTGTTGCAATTGCTGCATGATACCTTGTAAAGTAGCGACCATTTGGCTTCCGGCTGCTGTAATAGCTGCCAACATAGCCGTAAAGCCGCTTTGAATTTGCGCGGTACATTCCGTAATAATTGCCCCTAGCTCACTTGGTAAGGGCTTGAATGCCTCAATGAATGCTTGTGCAGCTTCACCGGCGGCTTGTGCGGCTGCCGGAATTTCATCAAGCTTGGCTTTAAAGTTGGTAATGCCTTCTGAAATAGCTTGCATGCTTGTTGCGATGCTTGAAAATGATTGGCTAATAGCCGTTACGCTTGTATTGGCTGTTTGCAAAGCGTTAGCAAGCTCTGTAAACTTGGCGGCGACTTCGGTTATTTGCGGACATAAGCTCAAAAACGTTTGAACCAATGGCGTAATTGCTGCTGCGAGTTGCGGACATAACGGAATAATCGCGTTCATTTTTTCCGGAATGGTTGTGAACGCCTCGGATAACGTTTGAGAAGATGTTGCAAGACTTGCAAAGCCCTCCGCCATTCCTTGAATAGCCGTTAAAAGATTTTGAGCAGCCGTCGCAATTTGCGGAAATAGCTGTGCCAACGGAACAATAGACGTTTGCAATTGCTGTAAAGCTGGCATAACGGGCGCTATTGCAGCCGGTATAGGTTCTAACGCTGTTTTTAGGTTAGTGGCTGCTGTGGCGATATTTCCTACATTTTCGGGCAAGCTTGTAAAGACAGTTGCAAAGGTTGTTGGTAATTCGGATAACTTGTTGACAACTTCATCAATCGGCGTCAAAACCCCAGTTAGCTTTTCCGGTAGGGCTTCAAGCTGCGTTGTCATTTGAGAAAAGGAATCCGTGATTTTTTGTGCTACTTCTTCGGCGGATTGGGTTGTGCCTTGCGCTGCTATGCTCATGGCATTTTGGGTTTCGGTTGATAAGCCTTGGGCGGCGGTTGTAACCGCACCCGTACCACTTGTAATGCCGTCAGCAAAGTTAAGTGACGTTTCATTACCAAGCCCCGTAAGCCCCGATGTATCAATACCGGTTTCAATACCCGTTGTGTAAGATTGACCGGTTTCTACGCCGACCTCTTGGGCTTCGACTTCTCCGCCGGTAAAAATACTTTTCAGCCCATCCCAAATACCTTTTCCGAGTGATTTTATACCGTCCCAAATACCCACGACAATTGCCTTAATAAGCTGTAAGCCAACGTCTATCCAATCTATCGAGAAGATACCCTCGATGAATGCCTGAAAAATAACGGGGATCGCGGCTAACAATTTCGGTATAGCTTGTATCAATCCCACCACGAGCGACACAATAATTTGAACGGCTGCTTGAATAATCGTTGGTAAGTTTTGAATAATTGCCATTGCAAATTGCAAAATCAACTGAAATGCTACTTGAATAATAACCGGCAATGCTGAAACGATTCCGTCAATCAGCGCCAAAATTAGCTCTACGCCTTGCTGTACGATAGTCGGTAGTGCCTCAGCAAGCCCCATCACGAGCGCTACGACAAGCTGAACCCCAGCTTGTATAATTTGCGGTAGGGCGTTTGAGAATCCTTGAACAATACTTTGAATCAATTGAATACCAGCTTGAATGATAGTTGGTAAGTTTTGATTGATAGATTGTACAAGTGATTGAATAATTTGGATCGCGCTTTGTACCAATATTGGTAGATTTTGAGTAAGCCCTTGTGCAAGTGAGTTGACAAGTTGCGTTCCAGCTTCAATTAGCATGGGTATAGCTTGCATAAATGCATTCAGCAAATTTTGTATAATAACGGGCATTTGCTGTAACAATATCGGTACAGCCGATATGATGCCTTGAACCAATGCCATGATTAAATTAATGCCCATTTCGACCAATGACGGCAGCATTAAAACGAGCGAATTCACCAAATCTAGGATAACTTGCATCAAAATTGGTAAGACCTGCGGCAATACGGTTGTGATAGAGTTCACAATTTGGGTTATAACGTTCATGACCTTGGGAATGGCGGATTGAACGACACTTCCTAAATTTTGAAAGAAGCTCATAACCGGCTCGGCTCCGTTTTTAAAGACCATAAATAAAATGGTCGCTATGCCGATAACAAGCCCAATCGGAGAAGCTAAGAACGAAAAAGCCTTTGCAAGTTGCATGATTTTATTGGCGATTAAAAGACCGCCTAGCGCCGTTGCTATGCCTTTAAGGGCGCTTATCACCATTTCTTTGTTGGCGACAATAAAATCAAATACGGGCTTTAATGCATTGAAAATAGCCGCAAAATTACCGCCGCTGCTACCTAACGAACTAAATCCGTCTTTGAGCTTGGCGATGGTTAAAATAATTTTTTCGGCAGCAGATTCGAGTTTAGAAAATAACGGTATGCAAATTTTTTCAGCAAAATTCCGTAAGACCGTACCCATGTCTGTAATGGCTTGGGCGTTATTTTTTTTAAACTCACGAAACTTTTCAATAGCCGGCTGTAGCCCAGCTGTAATACCTTCACCCAACGGTAACAAAATGTTATTAGTAGCAAAGGATTTTAACGACAACAGCATGTTATTGATGTTGTTTGACATTTTTTCCATTGTGCCGTTAAACCGGCTGAACACGCCTTCGACCTCTGGCCATATTGCGCTTATGTCTTTTCCGGATTCGGCTAATGCTTCAATTTTGGCGCGATCTTCACCGGAGATAGCCCCCATTTCTTGTAACCGAGCTGTCATTTCACCGACAGAATTACCCGATTTCATCGCATCGTATAAACGACCTGTCCACAAGGCAACCTCTTCAAAGCCTTGCCCCGTACCGGCTGCTACGTCACCAATAACTTGTAAGCTTTTGCCCGTTGATAAAGCATCACCCGTAAAAATTTGAAGTTGCTTACTTGCTGCAAATATTTCATCACGCGTAAATGGCGTTTGACCGGCGAAGGTTGTTAATTCTTCAACGCGCTGTTTTGCCGCATCTGCGCTACCCAACAACACCTCAAATTGAGTAGTAATGTCTTGTCTGCTTCCTACAACAGATAAGGCGCTCTTACCAATCGTACCGACGGCAAGCCCCATAATTGCGTTTTTAATGCTGAATATTTTCGAGGAAATGGTACTGGCGGCGGTAGACAATTGGCTTGCCATGTTTTGGGCGGCGCTTTTGACTTTGGATATAACGCTTTTTAAGCTATTGAAACCGCTTTTTAATTTTTCAAGCGAAACAGACCCTATTTTTTTCAATACACCAATAAACCCATTGCCCTCGGATTTGTTTTGGGTGAGCTTGCTTTTGATATTGTTAAACCCAGTAACTAGTTTAGATACGCTGATTTTGCCGATATTTTTTAAAGCATTCGTAAAGCCTTTAGCCCCAGTTTCACCGTTGGTAAGCGCTTGTTTAACGTTATTGAGACTGGTTTTCAAGTTGTCCACTTTGGTAGAAGCAAGTGTCTTGAAAGAAGCGATTGACCTACCGGTAGACATTTGCAGCCCTAAAACAGCATTGTCGAGCGTTTTAATAGGGTGCGTAGCAATATTTTTAATGGCGCTGTTGAAGCTTGAGAATTTATCTTTAGCTACGGATATAGCCGCGCTCCCAGCTTCAATATCGCTTTTGAGCTTGCTGATACCGCTGCCGCTGCCAATGTTAGAAAAGGAGCTTTTAAGCTTGTTCAATCCACTTTCTATGCCGCTGATGGCGCTTGTAGCTGCGCTTTTTAGATTATCAAATCCCTTTGTTAATTCATCAAACGGGCTATTCACCACGTTAAAATCAATTTGTACGGTGTCTTGCCTGATAACAGACATATTTTCACCACCTTTTAAAACCAAAAAGGCGACTTATTAGCCGCCATTTTATAAATTACCTTTTACGTTTCATTTCTCTTTTTTCAGATTCTATTTTTAGGTCTAGCGCGGCGTTAGCTTCCATGATTTCATTAGGTGTCATGCCATAAAAGACGTCTTGAAAGCTGATACCGCATTCAGACAAAACTAATCGCCAAGCCGACCAATTACTTCTTGCCCTTTTCTTTGCTTGAGCTTTCGTCAGTTTGGTTCCGAAATGATTCGCTTTTACCTTGCATAACGTCTTGACCGAACTTTACGACCTCGTTAAACTCTTCAAAGCTCGAAAAATCATCGGCTGTAAGCCCTTTTGGGTCTACGATAACGTGTTCAAAAATATACTTGGACATTTTTTCTACGCTGACTTGGCTTGAATTATCAATATACGAACTATCCACCCCTCTAAGTGCTACGGATAAACCGGCGAATTGGGCTGTGTATTCTGTTCCGTTGATTGTTTTTTTTACTGTGTAAGGTTTAATTGCCATGCGTTTTGCCTCCTAAAAATATAAAGGAGCAGGCTTTGTTTTTCGTGTACCTACTCCTTTTTCTTTGAATATTATTTTATAATAGCTCTATTTCTCGTTTAAACCGGTCAAATTTGAACGATTATTGGTTTTTAGTATAAGTTATCGTTTTTTAATTAAAATCAAAATTTAACCTGTTTTTGAGCGTTTTAGGACTATGCCCCTTTTATGTTACCGTCAAAGACACAAAAAGAGATTTCAATATCTTCGGCTTCGGCTCCTAAAGTGATTTCTGGCATTTCCATGATATTGGCTTTTGAACCGCCTAATGTAATGCCTAGCTCTTTATTAATTACCCAAATTGGGAATTCTTCTTTGCGGTCTTTAAGTCCAAGCAAAAAAGACAATTGTGGGCTAGTAGGCTGTACGGTAATCGTAAGCGTATGAAGATCGTTATTGATTTCAGACTTAATAACGTCTCCTTGCGCTCCTACAACCGGTTCAAAGTATTGTTCTTCTTTTTCCCAAGAAATCATATCTTCGCCAAGACCAGTCACATAAACATTATCGACAATGACTGTCGTATCTTTGGCGTTATAGCGTGTGATAGTTGCCATGAATATTACCCCCTATTTTTATTTTTTTAAATAATGATTTCACCAGTAATTTCAACGTTATGTACCGCGCCTTGCAAGGTGAAACTAAATGAACCGCCAATATATCTACGGGCGGTTTTGTCAGCACTTGAGCAATCTTCGCGGAGTGCATAATTCACTGTATAAGCCGGTGTACCGTCATCATTGCTGGCGATAATACCGTTGTTGTACGCGTCTTTTAATACGTCTTCACAAATACTTTGCAACAAAGCAATACCGCTGTTGTCGTAAGGCACTTTGTCGGAAGTGTTTAATAGTTTTTGAGTACGATATTCTAAGTTACTGATGATGTAGTCTTGGCTGTCGATAATATCGATGTATTCGCCTCCGGCTACTTTACCTTCACTTGTTACGTTGTCACCGGCTTTGGTAACGAAAGTGATACCGCCTTTTGCGTGAATAGTGCCAATCGCTGTATCCGTTAATGATTGAGGGCTAATTCCTTTCAAAATCATATTTTTGTAGGTGATACTGCCAGCCGGTAATCCGGCTGTTGCTCCTACCAATGCCGCTGACGGTGATGGATAATCGGATGTAGCGTCAACATAAAATAAAACAGATCTTTTTTTGTTTTCGTGCGTTATTGTAGGGCTGTTAGTTGCGCTTAAATCAGCAAAATAAAGCTTGTTTTTTAGTGTTTCAATAGCATTTACAACGTCATCAACATCAATAGGTGTATTACTTTCGGTTACGACAATAAGCTGTCTCCAATCTTTTTTTACATTGTCCGTAACGCCAAGCCATGTATCAGCTGTTCCAGTAGTTGCACAAACGGCGATTTTAGCTGGGGCGTTATCTTGCATAAATAAAAGTTTTGCTGCTTTATAAACTTTTGTAGTTGTTGCAAAACTGCTTGCGCCAGTGCTTACTTCACTTAAATTGCTGCATTCTCTATATGCTTTTTCTGCGCTGGCGTTTTCCTCTAAAATCAACGGCACACCAAATCCAACTTTGCCTAAAGGTTGTGTCGTACTAATATTTACTGTTACGTCTAATCCCATAATATTTGACCTCCTTAAAAGATTTGATTTTTATTGATTAAACTCTACTGTTTGAATTCGTCCGGTTTCTTCGGCGGAAGAAGCCGAAACGTTTAAAAACCACATGGTACAATCAAACCCCATGCGGTACTCGTATTCTATCGTTATCATGTTATCTCGGTTATTAATAGCGCCAACGGATTGCACAATGACCCCGTTATCATTCAAGTAAGTTGTGCCTACGCGATCTAGCCAATCCCTCGCTTGTATGCAAAGATTCATAGCTTGCTCGGCGTCGTCAGATTGTACGGTTAAACTCCAAACTTGCGTAAAGGGCTTGCGGTTGTAGCCGTCGGTATATTCGCCCCATGTTCCGTTTTTGTCATTCATGAGTGTGGTAATGGTGTACGACAAGTACGGGTAATCAGGAGCCGTGGCGGTTTGGTTAGAACGTATAACCGGTATATTTAGCTCTGCGCTAAGCCCCGTCACAATAGTTGTACGATATAACGATAAATTAAACAGGGCTATCACCCCCAAAAGCTGAAACAAATTTCAACGTATATTCCCATACATTTGTTGCTGCATGGTTATCATTCGGCTGACTTTCGACCTTATATTTATTTCCGCCAAAAACGACGTGAGCGTTGTCGTAGTCGCAGCCTAGTGGTTCTTGCATGAGTAATTGTTTGTCTTTGGAAGTGAGCATGCCCTCGGAACGATAAATTTTATTGTCGGATAAACCCATAATAGCGCCGCGCTTTTGGGTACGGGTGGTTGCGCCCGATTGGTAATCGCCTTTGCTGTCATAAGCGCCCGTAGCAACTGAAATAACCGTAAAATCAGCGCTATATTTGGCTATAAGACTATTAAAATTGTAATACGCCATTTGTTTTCCTCTACTCTACTTTGTACGTTATGGACTCTATCATGTCTCCGGTATCAACTAATGGGTTGCTGCTGCCTTTTTGGGAGACGGTAAACGGGTGATTGGGCGGCGAACTTAAATCGCGTGCGTAATCTTTTATCATACTAGCAAGCTTTAGCCCTACCGTTTTGCAATATTGGTCGGAACTTAGTGTGCCGGCTATTACGTCCGGCAATAACTGACTAGCAGAAGATTTTACTTCATCAATGTTTTCATCCCATGAACTTCGTAAAAAGCTGCGTTCGGGTATGGTAATGGTGGTTGTGCTCTTTTTTAAATGCAGCCCCATGTGATGTAAATAGGCACGCATTTCGGGTGTTACGGTTATTTTGCAACCATATTCATGAATCCCAGCAAGCCACGCATGTTCACCTTCCATTGCGCCGGCAATAACCTTTTTCCCCTTAATGGTATTGATGTTTTTGCTCATTTTAGGGAACTCATTTTTACTGCTTTTGAATTTTACGCCCATAAAATCACCACCCGTTTAATGTCATTTCCATTTGTCTTGAAAGGCGAAAACTTTTACCCCAGAAGGGAGATATTCTTCACCTATCAATTCCCTTGCGTATTGCATTAATAGCTCATTGACCGGCGTAGAGCTAAAAGACTGCGATAAGCTAGATATACTTTCAGCCGTTACGCCGGCTCTTAGCCCCATGATTTCACCGTATTTTTCAATAAAAAGCTCAATACTAGCCGGTAAGGGCGTTAGCGTTATATCAAACGTTGTATTTTTTGCAATCCATTCAAGGGCTGCAGCCCGTAAAGTTTCACTTGTCATCTTTGGCCATACCTTTTTTACGGGCGTTTTTGACGGTTGGCTTTACGGGCGCTGCTTCTTTTTTAGGTTGTTCCTCGTTAATTGGCGGTGGTGCTGTGACTTCGGTTACTTCTGTTGCGGTTACTTCAATCACTTCAATCGGCGTATGAGCTGGGTAAAATGTACCGTTGTGGATAACGGCATGTGGGTACTGAATATATCCCATAATTTCAACTCCTTTAAGTTAGGCTAACAAACTTCAAGGAAATAGCATTCTTCGGCTCTTTCCCATGATGGAAGCACGATCTCACTGCAAGTTGTTTTTGTGTTGACTGGGTCAACTGTTGTCGAAACAGTCACCGCCACACCGGTATTAATAACCGATACACTTGCGCCGCTTTGTCCGCCGCGTGCTTCTTCTGGTGTTACGCCGTAATAAGTAGAACCAAGAGCGCCGTTTGGAAGCATAGCCACAATGTTGTCAGGATAAAATTTTTGAGCTAAGCCGGTTTCGTCTTTGAATTGTTTTGTATAAACCACAAGGGAAATGCCTAGCTCTTCCTCAACAAATTGTTTCACTTTAGCTGATGTATAGTTGACGTTAGCTGTAACATTTTGAGCTAAGATGCCGCTTCTGACTTTCTTACTGTTTTTGATTAAGTTAAAAGTCGCCTTAGACATCAATAAAATTTCAGGGCGATTGCCGCTTGCTGCTTCTTGTGCATCCATTGCATCCTCTAAGTTTTTCAATGGGTCGCAATGCTCTGAATCATTCCATTTGTCAGTTGTACCAGTAATTTTTAAATAATGGTTGGCTGCCAATGAACCATCTGGGTCATAGTTGTATGTGTAATTAACGCCATTAGCGTTGATATTAATACCAAAGCTACCGTTAAGTGGCGCTAAAAGCTGCATTCTCATACGTTCTGGCACAACGTTAGCACCGTCAACAAGAGTCTGAACATCGTTAAAAATGTTATCTAAGACTTGTTGAGCGTAAGGGTCGTTGGAATCTTGAACACGCATAATTTCTTGTTCGTCAGCTTCTTTTACCAACATAGATTCGCGGAAGAAGCACATTTGTGTTTCTGTCATGGACACGCCTACGCGATCTCTGAATTTAGATTTTGCGTCAAAAGTAGACGGCATAAGTGATACCGGAAGCCCTTTTGCGCCACGAATCCATTTTAAATCTAAGCCGGCTTTCTTTTGTGGCGGGAAAAAGCCCGTACCCAAATAAGGGATTTCGTTACTTGCTGCGTTTATATAGTTAATCGCAATCGCTTTCGCGTTAAATACATCTGATAATTTCATGTTTTAGTTCCTCCTTACGCCTTATAGATTGCATACAGCTTAGTATTATCAGCAATTGAGAAAGTGGCTGCTGCTGCGTAGGATGTACCCGTACCGTCCGCTTTTGTGTTCCACTTATCAAATTGAGTTGTGCCTTCTGGATAAACAGTAACAGTTGGCGCGTTAGCCACAGTAACCGTTGAACCGTAAGTATAAGGCGAACTGCTATCAACTACGGCTGTACCGGTTGCCCCGTTTAAGTCATAAGTCACAGCATATTTTTGTGGTTGTGGGTGATTGTAACTGTCCATAAAGACAATTGACCGTAATGTATTAATAGCCGCGTAAGTTGGCGCGGTTGGTAAGGCGGCTTGTTTTACAAAGCCATGAACCACGACTGTTCCGTTTGGATTTTCAGCTAAAACAACGTCATTCAACAGTACGCCGATCGCATCGCCGTCATTGGAAGGTACGATTTTTCCGGCTGGAATAACGCCATTTATCGCAAGAGCGCTTAGGCTGCTGCAATCGTACGGAATAGCAACGTAATGGTCATTGAAAAGTATTAAATTTGGTTCTGAAATGCTTGTGTTGGTATATTTCATACTCGTTTTCCTCCTATGTATTGATTAATGATTTCTTGGCTTTTGGATTCTTTTTCAGCTCTAATTTTCCCTAAATGAACAGCAATTTTGTTGTCTGATTCATCTTGATTATTAGAGGAATGCCCGTTTGTGCCGTTAGGTACTCTGCCGTTGGCTTTGAAAGTTGAATCCACTTTAGCCGAGACAAATTTGTTTAAAATATCGCTAAAGACTTTTACTCGTTCGTCGATTTTTTCTTGGCTATCGCTAATAATAAAATCAACTAACTCCAACGCTTTATCGCTACCATCGTCAAGCCCGGCGGCTTTAATAGCCTTGATAGTGTAGAGGCGATTTTCTTTGTCTAATAACGATTGCTCGCGTTCAGCAATAGCTCGCTCTTTGTCTTCAAGCTCTAGCTGCCGTCTTTCATCTTCGGTTAGTTTTTCGCGCTTTAAGTTATCTAGTTCTTTTTGAAGAATAGATTTTTCATTGGAATACTTTGTACGAACTTTGTCTACTTCGCTTTGAATCAATTTTTTGATGTCGTCCATTGAGACGGCATTTTGCTCTTTTAATTCCGTTGTAGTAGTCGTTTGTTCGGTTTCCGATTGTGATGTTGTTTGTTGCTCCGCGCCGGTTAGTGTTTCATTATCCATGTTGATTTCCTCCTAAAGTTTCGCTTGTTTACGACCCTTTTTATTAGTTTATTGCTGTTCTAAGCCTTATTCCCTATGAGCTTTTCATAGTTAATGAGCCTTACGCCCAATCAATAAAACTAAAAAACACATCTGCGGAATGTTTGACAGATGTGCTGTTTAGCTTTATTGATTATAAATTTGATTTCCCTTTTACACTCCATTCATAAGCGCCCCAAGCTGCAAACCCCACTTGCACTAAATCGAGAAGCGCTCGGCTATATACGCCCGTATGAAAATCAAATAGCAGCCATAATATATCCGTTATGAGCCATATGTAAAAGCAAAGATTGTTCTTTTTGATATTTAATATCGTGCCTATTAAGCTGATAAACGTTACCGCCCACATGTTTAAAACCAAAAACCCCTTTATTTCGCTTTATTTGCCCTTTTTACCGCCTTTTTTCTTTTTGCAAGCCATTTTACCTTCACCTCTTTTATCGTTCTAATTTGCCCGTTTTAGGCTTATGTTTATTATTTTTTTCGAGTTTTCTTAAATCCCTAGCTTTTTTATTAAAATAAGCATTAAATACTTCATTAATGGATTCGCTAATGGATTCATTGATAGTTGTTATTTTTTTATCCACAAGCAAGACCTCCTTAAAATCGAGTAATATGTTTCATCTCTGCCCATTCTTTGGCTTATCGCGTCATAACCATTCTCAACAGCCCATATAGACACATCAGCACCATATAATTCTTCTTTATTTATAGCTGAAACACAATCGGAATATTTTATAACTTTTGCGGTAGGTTTTAATTTAGCTTCTATAAATCCGTCTTCACCATACTCCTTCGTTCCACTTTTTGCAGTAGCAAAATATGTTCCATCACCATAGAAACCGACGCCTACAAATCCATTAGGTTCATATTTAGTCATGTCACAAATACTTGTTCCTTTTATAAAACGCGCATCTTTAACCCCTCTATACAGATTTATACCGTTTAATGATGATAAATCATCCACTATATCTGGCAAATCTCCATGCAATTCGAGAAACGTATACCGCTGAAACGGCAAAAATCCATTAAACGTATTATATGGTACGGCTTCAACCGGAATTTCTTTCAACCATTCCGTTATCTGCTTAGCGTTTTTGCCCTCTGGCAATTTGTATGTAGCTCGTAATTTGTCTATCTTTTCGTATGATTCTTTATAAACGGAACGCATTGCTTCTTTCAGTTCACTTTCGCTCATCTTGGAAACTTCGCTAAATTTAAATTTACCACTTGCAAGCGTAGCATCTCTCAACATGGATACGTCATAATCATCAAAATTTGGAACCCATCCATTATCAGGACTTTCCTGTTCAGTCACACTAAAATGTTTTCCCGTTGCAACATAATATTCATCATCACTTGCCAAATCATAGCTGATATAACAACGGCAATTAATATCTTGGGAAGCAATCCCGCTTTGCCCCGGCGCTTTTGTTTGATTACCGTCACTTAATGTAAAATCCTCGTCAGCTAACACTTGTTTGCCTTCCATTTTAGCGTGGTCGGCTTTACCGGTACGAACGCGCTCGTCTTTCATGGTTTTCCATGTTTTCACCATGCGTAAATTCGTCTTACCGTTTTGTAAGGCGCTATCCACTTCATTTGCCGCATCTAAAAAGCCGGATTCGCGTACTCGGTGCGTTTCGGTACGGGTAATACGGATCGCTTTTTTATAATCACCGTCAAGGCTATCCGCAATACGCTTGGCCATCGTCGTATATCTGTCGCCATTTATTAGCCCTACACCAATGTTTTGCTTAATGTCATAGATAATACCTTGTCTGTATTTTTCAAGCGTATCCGACAACGTAAGCCCCGATACAGGGTTATTGACCGCCGCTTTAATGGTTTCGGCTGTCGCATTTTGAATGGCGTTTAATTGAACATTCAGCTCCTTGTTGTTGGCGGAGCTTTTAACCGCCTTTACCATGCCCTCATACGAATTTTTATAGGTTTCTTTGACAGCTTTCATAATTTGCCGGCTGGTTTCTTTGCTTACGCCGCTTAACTTTTGGGCTACTTCTTCCAAAAACCGGGCATATTCGTTTTGTTGTTGAAGAATGGCGTAGGTGAGCTTATCGTCTTGGGCTAATTTTTCATAGGTTTCGCTTAAAAAAGCCCTCGTTTCGTTGAGCATTTGCTTATATAAGGCACGAATCTTTTTTTCGGTTTGTAGATTGCGGTGTTCTTCTATTCTTCGTAGCTCTTTTAAGTAGGTTTCTAATTTTTTAGACAATATGTTCACCGCCTTTTCAACAATTTTTTCAACAACAAAAAAGACCAATGACATATATCAAAGGTCTTTTCCGTTCTCTTATCATGGGTTATATTTTGGTTTTTGGGTTGGCTTACGTTGATTATAATACTCAATATGTTTTTTTGTCAACAATTTACCCTAAAAATACATTCATTTTGTGTTTTCTTGTTCGTGTTCTTGTTGATTTTGAGCTTCTTGCTCATTTTGGTCTAGTTTTTCATCATAGTCCATCAAAGAAGGAATATCCTCTTTTTCTTCTTCAAGTAATTGAAATACATAGTCCATATCATTAATAAAACTAAGCTGCTCCCATGCTATGCGCTTCGGCAATCCGGCTGCCATAAGTTGCTGTACGGCTTGAGCTTCGCTTGCAATATCCAACGGGAAGTTACGGCTAAACTCAACATAGCACTGCAAATAATCCGATTGCGTACCTTTTTTGTTCCAACTGCTACAAAGCAATTTAAACATGTAAACGGCGGCGCTCGTCATCTTCGCTTCAAACATACCGCACTTGGCTTCTAGCCCTAAGAGCTTATATTTTAGGCTAATACCGGAGGCGGCTTGCGTAAAGTTATCGTCATTTAGATTAATCGTTTTGCTGAATCGGTAAATATTATTCATAATGCGATCCAAGTAATTTTCAATGAAACTGCCGTTAATATCCTTGTTTAAGAAATACACCTTACCGCCGCTGCTACCGGAATAAAACTGAATAGCCCCGGTATTTTGGGCTTTTTGAATTTCATCGTCAGAAATACTTACATTCTCAAACACCATATAACTATTAGCCGAGCTTTCAATTTCGTTGCTTGAATCCGAAATAGTCCTATCATACGCGTCTATTAAGCTTAAAACCTTTTCCGCGTCGCCTAGCATTTCATCGTTATTAGCTATGCCTTGTAACGGGCAAAAATCATATAAATTATCTACCTCGTTTACTAATTCCAAAAGCCCGATTGTTCCTTCATAGAACTTAATACTATCTCGTGAATAAAACTCAACATAAAGCGTTTCTTTACCGCCTACGTCTTTTAATTTATAGTGCCTAATTGCATACTCCGGCTCGGATATGTTGTTATTAGCGAGGATAATTACTTCATAAGCTGGTAAAACAACCACGCGCTCATTGCCTTCTGTATCGTGATAAAATAAGCGCCCGGCGTAACCGGCTATGGCAGCGTACTTAGTGGCTTGCATATCAATGTCATACATATTGTTACGGGTTATAAAGTCCGTAAGGGCTTTAGTGGCTTTTTCGATATTTTCAGTTCCGCCGGTTATGACTTCGGATTCTTCGGTCTTGGAATAGCCATATGAAGCCGCTTTGCCGGCAAAATAGCCCGTTTTGAAATCTACGATTTCGCTGAAGAAGTCATTATTGATTTTGCGGTTAATGGCGGCATTATTGAATCGCGGTTCTCGATTGAAGATTGGCACGCTTTCTTCCAAGCAGTTATAACGTTCGTGTAGTTGTTTGGTGTATTCAGTATTATTGCGGTGACGTTGCATGATATTGACAAGTAAAGCCGGTGTAATGCCGTTTTCATCAATTTCTTTTATGTAATCGCTGTAGTTAGGGTAAAGATTATTCCTATTTCGCATTGGCTGTAGCCTCCTTTTTTCGTATTCGTTGAATGTATCTAATTAAGTCTTTATCAAATAAAAGCCGCCCGTTATCAAGCCTTGTCAGCCCACACTCTATGCAGTATTTGACCTTTACGCTTGGGTCTTGAACGGTATACCAATTGTGTCCGCACATGTTATCACCTCCTAAAAAAGCGCACAAAAATACCCTTATCGCGCTTGATAAGAGTATCTTTGCATTATTATTTATTTATTTTTGGTATTAATCTAAGTCCACTCGGAACTTTACGGTTTCGATTTCTTGTGCTATTTTTGAAAAAAGGCGAATATGCTTAACGCGATCTTCTTTGCTCAGCTCTACGGAAAGTAACGCTTCATATAGGGCTGAGTTAATTAATTCTAATTCCTTCGTGTTAAATAAAACAAATCTTTCGTTGTCTTTCATTGTGCATTTTCCCCCAATATTATTTCTTGATTTTGTAGTTCCGGCTTATCGTCTACTAACAGCCAAACTACGCATTTTTTTAAGCTTTGAAATTCTTCTGTCCATGCTTCACCACTACGGTTATCAATTCCAATAAAGTTTTTATTTTTGTCTACATACATGAATCGCCCAAGTGGCTCTCGTGTTTCGATGATTTTTTTAGCTTGCTTTTCTGTGATATTCTTTATTTTCCAAGGCATACTCATATTCCTCAATCTTCACATGATTTTGGGCATCCAATAAACAATCTTCACTGCAATACTTAGCTAGTTCGTCTTGAATATAGAATCCTTCTTCAAAATAACCTCCACAATAACAACAGTTATACATTACGCCACCCTGTAATTGTCAGTCATTGAAACCGAAAGAAACTTGAAGAAATTAAGTAAATCGCCATTTTGTGAATCGATTTTGATGATAAGGGCTTTCAATTGCTTTCTGTCTTTAAAATTGGAGCGTTTAAGCGCGTCTATCATCTCACCAAACTTAATTCGATAGTGGCAACCGTCTATTCCTTTACCGTCAAAGATCGTCATATTGCGGTCAAAACCTTTTTCACTCACAAAAGTATCAATCCATTTTTTAAAACTTACATACATAACCATTACCAACCTTTCAAATATTTTAAAATAAGAGAATGTTTTTTCCGTTTTGTGCTTTTTTCACCTCCGTAATGTATATTATATCACATTTTGTGTTATTTTCAAATTAAATTTTGAAAATATAGTCAAAACGTTCTTTTATCAGCAAATTAATCCCATTTTTATGGGTGAATCCACCTACTTTTTGCGCGTTTTCTCTTGATTCATGTAATGAATAAATTTATCCCGAGCCACAGAAGAAATCTCTACATTTTTAGCAACGGGCATGAATGTATAATTTTCTACATCTATTAACGCTAATTCTTCGGGTGTATAGTTGGTTGGGCGTTCTTGCTTCCAATATTCTAGACACTCAAAATAATACCTTTCCAGTTCTTCGTATGATGAACCATAGCTTAATTTTAAACTCATGTTGTTTTTCCCCTTGGTTTGTATATATTTTTTTATAGGCGTGACCGCGCTCCCACTTCCGCCGCGAGAATTTGATTACAAAGCGCGTAACGGGTGGCATCAATCAGATGATTTTCTGAATCTACGGGCTTAGCCATAGGAATACCATCTTTGGTTTCTTCCCAATGATATTGTTCTAACTCATTTTTAAAATTTTGGCAAATCACGTTCACGATAATTTCATACCCCTGCAACCATCGTATGCCGCGTAAAATGCTGTCAGCCCCTTTAACCGCCGGAACAGCTCGTATACCGTTACCGGCTAAGTAATCAATCGTTTTAGGCTCGGCGCTATCACACGTTACATAGTGATTACCTACGAATGTTTGGCACACGCGCAGCAGCTCTTCATCTGACATACCGCATTGATACCATTCATCTAAAATATAAATGCGCTTTCGCTTTTTATCTAAGTGAAGCTTTACAATGGCGTTCGGATCGGCGCTATACCCAAAGTCGCACCCGTAAAAAATATTATCGAATGGCGGTATTTGAGCCGATAAATCCTCCACACGCCAATTTTTAAAGACGACATTACCGAGCATCCCCCAGTTGCCTTCCACGTAAACAGAACGCCAATACGGGTCTTTTTCGTTTTCGAGCAGCCGCCTATCTTCCGAAGTCAAAAACATATTGTCGCGGTACGTTGTTTTTAAAATGCAAAGGTCTTGGTCTTCATAAAGGTTTTTATTGTCCTCCCACCCAGCGAAGTAATCCTTGTAGATAAAATGGCTTTTTAGAATCGGGTTAAAGGCTAATATAATTTGTTTGCTGACCTTTGAAATACCCCTCAAACGCTTTTCTAGCTGCTTTATGGCGTTCCGGCTACATTCGGTCGCTTCCTCTACGAAAACACGCTCTAGTACCCCGTTAGCCGGTGTGACGGACTTAATTTTTTCAGCATCGTCTAGCCCGGCAAAAATAATTTGTTTCCCGTTGAAATGGTTGGTAATCACCATGTCCGATTTGTTAATGCTGTAATACTTCGCTAAGCCCATATTACTGATGGCTTTAACAATCTCGTTATAAGTCGAGTTACGGATTGTACGGGCTACATTACGGCACACAAGCCAATTAGCGCCCTGAACATTATCCAGCACGATTTTTTGACTGATAAAATAACTTTTACCGGAAGAAGCGCCGCCGTAAAAAATTTGGGTAAATTGGGGCTTGTTTAAATGGTCTACATAAACCGGATTTACTTTTACATTGATGTCCATATTGCTTTATCCCTTTTGTTACTCTGAATCGGCTCTTTCCGCCGGTTCTACGTTAATATTGATGATTGGTTCGGTCATAATCGTTTCTTGTTTGTCGGTTTGTCCTAGCTCATTTTTTCCGAGCCAGATTTGCATAGCCACATTTCCGCCTTCCGCTGAAGCCCACTGCCACCGGCGCAAAGACACTCTACCGCGAGCCGAGTATTTTTTATATACCGCCGAAAAAGTCATGCCTTGCCCCTTTAAATCAAAGTAAGTACGCTTGCACCAATTGTTTAAAGTATCCGCGTCTACGTCTAAAACGTGCGCTATATCTTCTTTGGAGCATCTTATACCGCATAACTTCTCAAACGTTTCTTTTGGTAAATCAATTTTTGGTCTACCCATTCTCGGATTATTTGTTTTTTTCTTATATGCCATTGTTTTTCCTCCCTTTTGGCTCTGACCCAACAACCCAAAGCAAGGTTTTTTCGTTTTGATAATCAATTCCGCTTTCGTTTATCAGCCAACTAAGTGTCTTAGCTTCATAGTTCGGATGGAATTGTATGCCGCTTAATAGCGCTTTTAGCCCTTTTTCGTACACAAATCCTTTACGGTGAAAAAGGTCGTGGTACTCAAACTTCGCTTTTATACCAAACTGTCCTAAATTATCCGTTATAAATTGACGGCGATCGGGCGCTGTTGCAACCAAGTGAACGTTCTTTACTTTTTTACCGTACTTAGCAAGCCCTAACAGCACCCCGGTTGATGTAATGCCGCTGCCGCAAGTAATCACTAAGTTATCAAGCTCATCCGGAATATTTTCCACTTGCCGCGATACCGCTCCAAACAACACATCCGAATGCCCAGTCAAATTAATGCCGTACTCTACTGTAAAATAATTGAGTTCTTGGGCGAATTTACGCGCTTTTGAATACAAAATGTTGTGTCTGCCGCTTTTGGCGGCGATTTTGATGTTGGCGCCATATTTCAAGCAAAGTTGGGGCATAGGTAATTGTAAGAGGTTTTCTTTGGATGTACCGCCATAATAAATAAAGCAAGGCATATGAAAATACCTTGCTGTGGCTGCTGAGATAGGGGCTTGGGGGCTATGAATGCTGCAACAAGAGATAACCCCTTTATATTGGTCTTTAATCGAATCGACTAACATAAAACATTGTCGCAGCTTCCCTCCATTTACCTCACCCTCACCAAACGGCATATAAAGGTCATCACGCTTAATTAAAAGTCCACCTACATTTTGTACTGGCGTTAGCGTTTCGGGGCTTAAAACCCTATCTCCGTACATTTTAAGCCTATTTATCATTTAGTCTTCAACCCGAATATCGTTTCGTAGTGTGATTTCTTTTGTTTCATTTCTTCCATCATTGCCCCGTAAAATGATTTTTGCTGATACAATTCATAGCTACCGGCTCTTTGGTTCATGGATTTTAGCCCTTGACCTGTGCCGATTTCTTTCATTTTTTCAGTAGGTCGAGGGTGTGTGCCGTTCATCATATGACAAATGTTGTACTCATTGCCTTTGAAACCTTCTAGCCCATCAATACCGCAACAAGTCATGTGGTCACCCATTGTACGCAGACGATTTTCCCCGCAATAAAACTTCAGCCCATTTTTGTGGCACTCACTTTTTATCACGTTAAAGTCACTACGCAAAATTTCGATTGGGTAACAGTAGTCCGTAGAAATACGCACAAGTCCTTCTTTCTTTTTGGCGAACTTCATACCCTCTACAATGACACCGTAAGCCCCAGCCGCTTTGAATCTTGGAATATTTTTAAGATAATCTTTAAAGATTTCCGGCATGTAAGGCTGCGTACGAATATTAACGCGCTTGACTTTAGGTGAAATTTTCTCCACGATCTTTAATCGTTCTTCAAAAGTAGGGCAACCTAACTCGATTTTGTCATATTTGCTGCTGGCCATAGAAATTTGTACGACAGCATTACACTTACTTAGCAGCTCTAAGTATTCATCATCAGCGATTAACGCCCCTTTTGTTGAAATAACAACCGGATAATACGTCTCAGCTAGAAGCTTTAAGCACTCATAAGAAGCCCTCAATTTACGCTCCGCCGGCTGGAATGGGTCACTCATGCCACCCCAATGAATCGGAATCTTCCAATCGCACCATGCTGTTTCTTTGGTACGGTTGCCTTTGATAAAGCTTTCCAGCGCCTTTACGCCCGTTACTTTTTCAATGTCTGTAAAATTCCACTTTTTTTGAGCAAAACAATAACGACAACCATGTGAGCAGCCACCATATGTATCAAAACGTACCGGCATATCACATAAAACAACCTGACTTCCGCAAGCTAATGCCATTATTCGCCCACTCCTTCCACTTTATCCATGATGTATTTCACGATCGTTTCTTTACCGTTTTCTTTTATGTAATCAAACAAATTTTCTTTAAACTCAATTGGGAACACAAACGATACTGCAAAGTTTTCTTGTACGCCTTCTTTTTCGGTACTGATAAAGTCATCGTCAATTAAGTCCTCGATGTGGTCAAACTCAAGCTTAATATTATCAATCTCAAAATCATCAAAGCCCGTAAGGGATAAATCAATATCGTCCTCAATTTCTAAGTCCAAGAACAAGTCTTTTAATTTATCTCTATCCCATTCACCAGACACCTTATTCAGCGCAAGGTTCAATTGTTTTTCTTTGACCTCGTCTACTTCGATGATGACACAGTCTACTTCGGTCACGCCTATATCTTCTAGTACCGTAAGGCGTTGATGACCTCCGACTACGTTACCGGTTACTTTGTTAATGATAATCGGCTCAACATAGCCAAATTCCTCAATGCTGCGTTTCAGCTTTTCATACGCTCGGTCGCCCGGCTGCAGCTCCACCCTTGGGTTATAAGCCGCTCTGTTGATTTCGGCTATCGCCTTTTTTTCAATTTTCATAGAACCACTCTCCTTATTTTTTAAAGCTTTTTATCTTTTTTTCTAGAAAGGCTTTTATCTCTTTGCAAGCGCTCCAATCGCCTATTTGAATGCGATGCTCTAGTTCTCTACATTTTTTGCTTGGTAAATCCAAGCTTTCTTCCATTGTCCAAAGACATTTAATAAACTTATTTTTTGTTTCTATGTCCATTACATCTTGCATATGTACCTCCAAAAAAAATGCAAAAGACGCACCAATTAAATTGAGTGCGCCTTTTTCGCTGACTTGATTAGGGTTTGTCTAAATGCACACCTATTATATCAATCAATATGTTTTTTTGTCAACTAATTACCGTATGAATAACACATATTGACTTACTTCTAACATATCTTGCTATTTTTTTAATCGCTCTATCACGTATTTTATACACGTAACTTTTGTATACACCGTTCGTGCGAGAATAATCCAAAAGGCAGCGCCCGTCGCGGCAAGCCACTAATATTTCGCGTTCCCGGTCTGTTAATGCCGGCAGCTCCAAAAATTGGTCGCATAGCGCTAACTTGCGTTTATACTTTTCGATGGATTCTTTCAGCTTATAACGGCTTATACAATACGATTCCACTTGATTAACAACGGCTGTACTATGACCTACATTGCCGTAGCTGGCAGTCATTTTGAAGCATTTTTCTTGCAGACGTTCTTCCAGGTCTACTAGCTCCTTGTGATAGTACGCATAATTGCTAATCATCGTGAGAATAGATTCTTCCAAGCTCATTTTCGTTACCCTCCTTTTTTTGAAATCAATTTTGCGATTTAAGCGATTATTCAAATGATTGATGAATCGTTTCGCCTTTTAAATAGTTTTGGATAGTGGTTACTGCTTCTTCAAATCCGTAGCAAACCACTCCGCAATAGCCCACGCTGCTTACAAATTTTAAAAAGGCTATCTGTTCTTTACTTGGTTTGTTTTTACCTACTTTCAGCTCCAAAAACATGCCATGATAACGAGGCGTTGGAATGGGTATAAATATATCGCTTACGCCCCTTTTTACGCCTTGTCGCTTTAGATTAACGGCTTCTCTTACATCACGCGAACCGCCGTTAGGTATGGCGAACATATATTGGAGTGGGCGGATATACGAAGCCCATTGAAAAATATGAGCTTGTACATCACTTTCTTTTACTTTGGGTATTTTTATGTTCGACAATTTATCACCTCATTTCGTGCTATTTTTATTTTTTAAGATAAAAAGTCAATCAATTCGTTATATACCGAGCATATTTTTAGCGATAGCGCCTTTCTTGAATATGTCTTCCCGGCGGCGGCTTAGCCCTTTTATCTCGATTGGATAACACATCGACAATACGCGGTCATAAACGCGCTTATATCTTGTATCTTCCGGATTGGATAATTGCTGCAGCGTTAAATTCGTCGAAACAATTAACGGTTTGCCGCTCCGGTATCGTGTATCAATAATTTCTTGCAGCTTTTCATAGCTATACCCGGTATCGCGTTCAATCCCTAAGTCATCCAGTATTAATAACGGTACTTTGGAAATGCGGTTTAATAATTCTGTTTTTTCTGATTCAAAATTTTTATTCATAGACGATATTAAAGCCGGTATATTTGTCATTAATACGCTTATGTTTTTATCAATCAGCTTATTGGCAATACAAGCTGAATAAAAAGTTTTACCGGTTCCTACGTTGCCATGAAACAAAATACCCATGTTTTGCTCATACATTGATTCCCATTTTTCGGTATACCGTAAGAGCGCGTCGCTAATTTTAGGGTCTTGACGGTCATCTACATCAAAAGTCCACTTCAAATATTCAGTATCAGCTATCCCTTTGGCTCTTAATTTTTCCCTCTGAATTCTCATGGCTTCTTGTTTGGCTTTAAAACGCTCATTTTCGCGTTTTTCTTCCTCACATATACAAAGGGTAGTCACACGTCTTTTCTCCCCAAATAACTCAATTTCGAGCTGTTTACGCTTATTGCAGATTCCACACACTAAGTAACCTTCGGAATCGGTATAATCGGTGTCTATATGATTGTCTCGATAAGCTGCCATGTCAAAAATGTTTTTAAACGATTTTCCTAATTCATTCAAAGTCCATTCCACGCCCTTCTTTTAAAGCTTCAATTTTCGCTAGGTAATCCGCCGCTCTTTTATCGCCCGGCATATTTTTACCTTCTTCGATAATTTGCCTTTTAAGAATTTCTAAAAAGTCCTCTGTTCCTTGCTCATTCGGTAAAATACCCAAATTTTGTACAAACTCATAATCATCATACCAACATCTTTGATTGAACCATGTCGAACCATGTTTAATATATCGCGTTTCTATTTTTTTAAATCGAATATACGCTTTGTAACGGTTAAGCCCTTCCACAATCTCTTCTTTGGTAATAGATTCTTTACGGGCTTTTACATAGGCTTTTAAAGCAGCCGCTTTACCTTGTTTGTTCGGGTAAAGCTTCCATACTTCCTCAAACTCCTGATGTAGCTTTTCTTGACTTACATTTTTGTTGGTGCTATCATTTCCCTTGTTATTATTTATTTTGGTAATTTGGTCAGTCCGGTTTGGGGCTGGCTCTTTTTTTGTGCTTTTTTCTGAAGAATCGTTATTCCAATCATTATTTTCTGACAAAGAATCATTATCCATTCTCTGAATGGATGTGTGTTTATTTTTATTATTATTTAAGTCTTTAGTTTCTTTCGTATTTAGTTCTTTAGTATTTAATAATTTAGTATTTAGTATATTAGTATTTAGTTGGGGCAGATTTCCCAAACGCGGTTTTTCCAAACTTGGGTTTACCAAGGTTGGATTTCCCAATAACGGTGAATCCAATGTAGGTTTTCCCAATGTAGGGTTTTCAACCGCCGGCTTTTCCGTATAATTAATACCCGTACTCACCTCATATAATTCCCACACAACGCCTAGTATTCTGCCGTTTTTGTCACGTTCTTTGTATCGGTGTAAAAAGCCGTATTCCTCCAAATGCTTTAAACCGGTACGAATCGAATCGCGCCCATCTTTCAAAAAGATTTTTTCTAACCCGTTTTCACTGAACTCCCAATTATCCGGTAAAGATAACAGTCTCACTAGCAGCCCTACGTCTTTTAGTGTTAAGTTAGGATCGGACAAAGTATCATTGGAAATACTCGTGAATTTGTTTTTGTTTTGTTTTCTTAGTATGGCCATTCATTTTACTCCCTTGCTTTTAAAAATTACCCTTTGTTCGTTTGAATAAATACAGATAGAATTGTTCCGCCTATAACATCACCCCCTTTAATTACATGCCTAAATACTCGTAGACCTTATGTTTGCTGATATGGTATGTATAACGCCCGGACATTTTAATGGCATACCCAAACGGTAATATTCCGCGCTGTAAACCGATTCTTACAAACTGTTGGCTCTTGTTGAGCAGCTCTGCACATTCTTTTACGCTCATTTATCTTCACCCTTATCGTCTAGTCATTAGCCAAAGCACAAAAAAGTTCGTTGTACGTCTTCTGAATTCATGTTGTATCTTTGTGCAATGGCGGCTATTTCCGTTTGTTTAAAGTCCACATGGTTATGTATCTTGCGAGAAAGTGCCTGTCGCCCTATACCTAGATAACGCGCAAGCTCTGTCGTGTTATCACCATTTAAAATAATTGTTGCTTTTAATAAATTTGTATTGGTACTCAATCCATACACCTCATTTAATGCTATTGCTCTATCTATTTATAAAATAATAGAACAACTGGTTTTAATTTCAAGCGTTTTTTTGTCGAAAAGCACAAAACGTTGTAATCGCATTTCTTTTTTACCGCTTGAAAAGAGGTCATCCTCTTTTTGATAAAATGATTAACCCCTTTTTCATTCAATTCTTTTTTGAACAATTATTTTAAAATTTGTCGTTTTTTCATAACAATTGAATTATCTTAATTATACTTTAAATTTGATAGAAGGCAACCCAAAAAGCGTCGTTTTAAGAAACTTACCTCGGCTTTTTTATTGACAAAACGTCTAATAAAGCGTACTATTGTATTCATAAACGATACAATATTCTATATTTTTACATAGGGGGAATTTTCATATATGAGTGAAAAAAGTGAAAACATCGGAAAAAATATAAAGGAATTGCGGAAAAACAAAGGACTTACACAAGCCGATCTCGCGGAGATTCTCGGCGTAAATAAATCGGCTGTTCAGCGCTATGAAAGCGGTGTTATTGTAAATCTTAAAATTGAGACAATCCGCAAGCTTTGTGATATTTTTGATACGTACCCGTACAAATTTATCTATTCTAATGAAGAACTTCATATCAAAAAGCACTTAAAATTACTTGATAATTTTTGTAATCTTTCTATTGAACATCAAGAACAACTTCTAAAAATGAGTTATGACTTGTTAGAGCTTGAAACATTTAGGGAACAACACAAAAAAATAAATAGACTTGAAAAGGATTTGATTTAAATGCGCTCACCAAACGGCTTCGGTAGCTGTATCCGTTTATCCGGTAACCGACGTAACCCTTATGCCGTAAGAATCACAACTGGGTGGACTGATGACGGAAAACAAATTTACAAGTATGTTAGCTACCACAAAACCAAAAAAGAGGCGATGATTGCCCTCGCTAACTACAACCATAGCCCCTATAACTTAGATTCTCGTAAAATTACTTTTGAAAAATTATTTGATAAATGGCTGCTCGAACAGCAAGACAAAATGACACCTAAAAATATAAGCAGCTACAAGTCCGCTTATAAAAACTGTTCGGCTGTCTATAAAATGAAATTTACGGATATTAAAAAGTCGCATATCCAAAGCATTATTGACGGTATTGATAAAGGGCTTGCCACCAAGAATAAAACCAAACAAGTATTCAGCAAGCTCTACGCCTACGCGATTGAAAACGATTTAGCCACAAAAGACTATAGTAAGTTCGTAGACGTATCAAGTGTCGATAAAACAAAAAAAGCTCCTAAAACGCCATTTAACGATGAACAAATCGCTAGGCTTTGGGAGCTATCTAAGACAGATAGTTTTTATGAATTGGTATTGATATTAATTTATACCGGCATGCGTATTCAAGAATTGCTATTAATCGAAAACAATAACGTATTCCTAGAAGAACAATACATAATCGGCGGTATTAAAACAGCCGCCTCCAAAAATAGAAAAATACCGATCGCAGATAAAATTCTGCCGTTCATTATTAAACGCTATAACCCGAAAAATCAGTTTCTTGTACTAAATACAAAAGGCGAACAATACGCCTATCATGCGTTCTACAAGCAATGGAACAACCGTATGGAAAAGCTCAATTGGAATTTCACCATACACTCTACACGCCATACAACGGCTACTATGCTTTCTAGAATTAATACGCCGCTTATCATTACGCAGCGAATCTTAGGGCACGCTCCTAACAATATTACGGAGCTTGTTTATACGCATACGCAAGTTGATGAAATGCTAGCGTGGATTAATAAAATTTAATCCAAATTTAAGCAAAATATAAGGTTGGTTTTTGCCATTTTATGTATAAAAAGAAGTATAATAGAGTTTGTATTGGAGAATATTTAATAAAAATCACACCTTGGATTCGAATATTTAAATATATGAGTATGCAAACATTAAAACTTTTCTTATTAAATATAGTGTAGTGTTTTTAATCGCACTTTCCTTTCTAGATAGGCTTTCTCCAATACGAGCCTATCTTTTTTATTTTTTGGGGGAAAATATATGAAACAATTATCTATAAAAGAATTTTCTAAACTAGCAAACGTTAGCACACAAGCTATTTACCAACGCATTGACAAAGATTTAAAGCCGTTTGTCAAGCTCGTAAAAGGTAGGAAAACCATATCGGAAGAAGCTTTAGCGCTTTTTCAAAATAAAACAAGCAACCAAGTTGATTGCAAACCTATACTCGATAATTACCAAGTTGAATCAAGTGAAAATCCAAATAATCAAACTTTCAAAGCGTTAATTGATTCATTGAACAAGCAGCTTGAAATCAAAGACAAGCAGATCGCGGAAAAAGATGAGCAATTAAAGAATCTAACCAACGCTTTATTAAATGAACAAAAAAGCGCTCAACAAGCCCATGCTTTACATGCCGGTACTATCCAGCAACAAGGGCTTATTGAGGCTAAGACGGAAAATAAAGGTCATAAGGGTTTTTTTAAGAGGTTATTTAAGAAATAGAATAGTTATATAATAATCATCCCCTCCAGCTAGGGGGATATTTTTTTAAAAGACAAAACCCTTGTTCTACTAATTGCCTCCCCAGATAAAACGTAGTTGTATCGTATCTTAACAGTTTCTTCTTTAGATAACAGTAACTTTGTGAATTACTTGTCATGATATTTAAATCCTATAAATCTATACCAACTTCTTTAAAAAACAGATAAATTAATTCGCAGCATGCATTATGAGCTGTTTCAAATTCTTGAAATCTAACCTTCGGAAATCTATTCCCATTTTCCAAATACGAATTCAAAGCATGCATTGAATATGCTCGAGCAGTACCACGTATATCTATAGTTTCTCTAAAATTAAAGCGATTTAATAAATTTAATTTTAGAATATAAAATGAAAATTCAGAACTTTTTTCATCCATGCATTTTTCATAGTTTTTATGTACTATCATATGTTGTGGATTACTCCACCCAGTTAAATGTACCACACAGCACATATCCTCCATATAGTGCATAGATGCACCCAATTCACGAACAGCACTTAATCTATTTTCTGATTTCCAATCTTCGATTCCTTTACAAAAATGTTCATACATACATTTAAAGGCAGTTTCTTGTTTTAATCCATCAAACCAAGTTGTTGGGTCATAAAAATGAGGTCTATACAAAAATCCAACTTCTTCGTAATCTGGCAAAACGCAAGCATCCAAAATTTTAATTTCCATATCACACCGAATATGCTCAGGAAACACACGCATCATATCCGTTGTATCTACTGCACTAGAAGTTATGCTTCTATGTGTTAAATCTCCATAAGCATATACGTAACCACAAACTAATACTGTGGCAAAAACCACAAAAACAAAACTAAAACACCTAATCAAACATTTCATAAAAATCACCACGTATTATGCTATTACACATCCCATTCGTCTTAAAAATGTTGTCGAATCATCTGACTCACCTGAAGCTGTTTCTTCATCTTCCCAATCTGGTAATGAAGCTAATTTACTTGGAGTAAGCACTCTTTTCACTATATCGAAGATACCATCTATATTCTTTTTCTGCATAGCAGAAACAACTATACTACTCATTCTGCCCTTAAACCTTTTAGCCCATGCGTCCATCTCTTGTTCTGCCTCCTGAACCTCATATGAACTTAAAAGGTCAGATTTCGTTCCCAGAAGGATGATATGCGCCTGTGGTTGGATAACTTTTAACTGTTGTGCCCATGATGCTAAATTGTCTTGAAATATATCCTCAAAACCCTCTCTTGCTTCACTTGATAAGTCAACAGTTATTATTACAAAATTTGCCCCCTTGGCACGAAAGTTTATTATTTGATCTTTAACACATCCTTTACCCGAAGTATCCCAAAGTTCACAAACTAATGATGCGCCTCCGTGTGGAATTATTTTTGTTAATTTATCCGAACGCAATGTCTGGTTTCTAATACTAAAATCAAAAGATTTACCACAAAGTACAGAACGCACTGCACTTTTACCAGAACTATAATTTCCAACAAAAACAATTTTAACTTTTTTCTGTTCTCCTACTGCGCAAACATCAACTTTGCCAAACAAACCCATCATAAAAGCAAATAACATACAGGCAATCACTCGAATTTTAATATCATTCTTTAGAACAATTTTTTTCATACTTAAATCCTCCAATTATTATAATTGATATACAAACAGCAACTAATGCTCCAATTATTAATAGTTTATTATTTTTTTTTTAACGTATTTCATACTATAAAACTGATATATAATCATATTTAACAATTTGTAAGGTAAATGGTCTTTCTGTGCTGGAATCCCACTTATACATTGGTCTTTTACAGCAGGAAATTCTTTATATACACATTCCTCAACTTTACCAACAAAATTTGCAAATATATTTAATATTCTGATCGCTTCTTCTTCACCTTTTTCTAGATAAAGTTTGTCACAAAATATAGGAACATACATTATGTATCCTGTTATGTTATGGCGCTTTACAAATCTCATATAATTAAGCATCAAGGGTTTATATTCTTCTTCTGGCATGTTTGAATCAAATAAAAACAACGTCAAAGGATGCTCCTTCATAAATTTTGCTATATTTACGTTTGTATCATCATACGGATGATTAATTACATCATTTGATAATTCTAAAATATCAAACGCTAAATTATATTTATCTGCATATGCGCCGTCATATGTCATATCTTTACAATCGTAATCTCCGGAATATTTTGTAACATCCAAATCACCATAACCATCATTTTTTGTAAATCTACTATCGCCATCCGCATATAACTCTTTTACAACTTGATTAATCATTCCGTCTTTATTTTCGCCTATCACGGCTATATTGAATGTTTTTCTATTCAATGCTGACATCATCCCTCCAGCAAAAACATTCGGAATATTTGTAAATACAGTCAATACACTTAAAAACACTGAACACAATTTCTTTATTATCTTCAATTTCTTTTCCGCCTTTCCTTATATTATCAATTCTGAATTTTAAGATTAATGTAAAAGCATTTATATTCGCATATACAACAAACTACTGTATACTACAACAACATTCGTAGAAAATGTCGCTAGCAATATCCCCTTTAGCACCATGTTCTCTTAAGTATGCTGTCACTTCTTTTGAATCAATACCATCATTAAAAAAAGATGGTTTATAGTGATCTATTACATCTAGACCTTCGTTATCTACAGCAGTAATATCAACTCCATGTTCGACTAATAATTTTACTATTTCAATATCAACATGCCTATGATCATAAATGTCCTTGCGATGTACTGCAACCATTAAAGTAGTCATACCTTCTGAGTTTTTAACATTAACATCAGCACCGCGCTCTATTAAGAATTTTATTATATCTGCGCTACTGTTGTATGATTCTAATACCAAAAGTAATAATGTATCTCCTTTTTCAGATACAGTATTTACATCTGAACCGTTTTCTATAAAAAATTTAATTATTTCTTCGTTTGGGTTTTGCCAATTGCTTATCAAATCTTTAAAAAATGAATTATTAATAAAACTGGTATCTGCTCCGTTCTTTATTAAACATTCTAACGATTTTGAACGTGCAAGCCTGCTTGTTAATAAATGTTCTACAACAGATACACCTTCACTATCTGTAGCATTAACATCAGCACCTTGTGATATCAAATATTCAATAATATCAGTACTAGGATTATTAGCAACAGTAAACATTAGAACTGAACAGCCTTTATATGTTGCATTAACATCAGCACCACTTTTTACTAAATGTTTAATTTTATCTAATCTATTACTATAACCTCTTGGTATCATCTGAGAACAAATAGCTTCAATTAGAGGACTTGGTTCTTCATCATCATCATATTGTTCTGTAGATACAACTTTAGATTTTCTTGGTTTACTTTCTTGTCTTGTGCTGTTTGCTTGTCTTGTGCTGCTTGCTTGTCTTGTGCTGCTTGCTTGTTTTTCTTCTTTCGCACTCATTTCTGACACGAAATGAGCTATCATTTCGCCTTCTACTTGCGACGCTGTTACTCGCGTTGCAATAGGTGAACCTTTACCAGATACATGAATAACGTATGCTGTTTCTTTTCCACCATTTGTAGTGCCTGTTTTTTTTACCATATACATTACATGTTTACCTTTTTCTTCAACAACGTAAGTGCCTGCAGCTCCTTCTCCTTTATCTTTTTTCCTTACTGTCGGTGCTGCAAAAGCTGAAGATGTTAGACAAAGAGCCATACATCCTATTGCACCTAATTTCAGTAAATTTTTTTTAATCATTAAAACCACCTCGTTTTAAAATATTTTATGGTTCCACCATTAATAGTGAAATCAATCAAATTATAAATAGACTCTTAAACATATTTATGTCTGTTTTTGTCGAATAACTTTTAAACAAACAAAAAAATCCGACTACGGGTAAAATGTAGTCGGCTCAAATTAATTCCTTATTTCTTTTCAGACGTATACTTATCTAAAAAATCATTAACAGCTTTAGGAAACGGTACATCTAAAGCTCTTAGGTTATATAAAACACTAACAAGCTCACTCAAACAGATCGTACCTCCAAACAATTCGCTGAAGCCTACTTTATCTAACCCCAAAATCAAATCCAAAATATAAAAAGTTACTACGCTAACGACAACCGCCGCTTTATTAATAATTCCGGTTTTATTTATGCTGCTTTTAAACCTATGTGTTTTTAAGCTGTTTAATATACCTAAAATTACATCAATAGAAGTTAAGCATAAAGTCGCCCAAATAATAATTCCCCCACTAAGATCGTCAAAAATAGTTTCCATTGTCATTTTGTTTCCACTCCTTTATCCAAATAAAAAAAGTACCCTAGAGGATACTTTCGCAATTTTTTCCTAATATCAAATATTAACTATCCACAATTTTCTAGTTAATATTTCAAACAAAAATCCGCCAAAATCTCAGAATTTGTCAAATATTCATACGAACAAGCGTTTGTGTATTGTGTATATTGTTTGTATATTGTAAGGGCAAATTCCCTTGATTTTATAGGGTCTATGTTTTTAGTTAAGTCTTGAACCCCAAGGGGCGCAAGGAATGAAAAATTGTGCTAAACTATTATATATGTAGTTTAACCGTGGCTCTACAGAGCCTTTTGTCGGCACTTTTGTATATTGTAAGTATATTATTGTACTTTTTTTATACGCTTCTGCACGATTTTGAGTAAAAATTTGTCAAAAAGGCGGAAGCGCAACTTGGGTTCAAAATATAAAATCTTAACTAGAAAATTTACTTTTATTTACAATACAAAAAACTAACTTTTTTTACACTACCTACTTATTATATCACAAATTTGTCTTTTTCTTAAATTCAACTTTTTTATTCGCTACGATCGTTTTCCCTATTCCAATATAAGGTGAACTTGATATGTGTTATTTTTCTTCCGGTTTTTATGTAATCTACATAAACAATATAATCGGTATTATTATTAATTTCATCAACAGCTTTTTCGATGACCTTTCGTTTAAAATCCGAAATGCGCGTATTCTTTTTTTCGCAGCATAATATTTCCCGTAGTTCGTCCACACTATAAGTATATTCGTTTTTTGTATCTCGTGCCTTATTATCATCGCATTTCAAAATTTCATAAAGCCTAATACCATAAAAAGAAGACATTCTTTTTATGTGCTTCAATTTGTATTGTGTATACCATTTACTTAAATCTAAAACATACGGACGAATTTGTTCCGACAAACATAGGGTTATACCACCTTGGCCATCATATTCCGCACAATTAAACCAATTTATTGTTTTCCAAGGCTTTTTAGGATTACCGGTACCGATATACACTTGTGTTTTTATAAGTTCCGAGCAAAAAGTAAAAACATCTTTATACATATTATCAGGAACTATCCCGAAAAATTTAGCAAAGTCTTGTATTCGACACGTATATTTTTGAAAGTCGGTATCTTGTTTAACAATTTGAGAAATCATTAATCGGATAAACCGAGCTTGTTGTAGAGTAGTATTTTGTTTTCCTTTCACTATATCATTAGATAAAACAATATAATGTTCATCATCATATGATATTAATTTATTCATTAAAAACTCCTTTTATTTTTTTCTGTTGAGGTCAGTCCTACTTCAAGAAAGTATAATTTATATACTTTAAATACTTTAGGGATTGTCTAATGGCTTAACGGTGGGGGCTGCTGCGATTTAAAAACGGCTTTTTCATAGTGAATCACGGCTTTTTCATAGTGAATCACGGCTTTTTCACAGTCTGAAAAACGGCTTTTTCACAGTCTGAAAATACGGGGAATCCATATGTCTGAAAAACGACCTTTTCACAGTTTGTAAGAACGACTTTTTCTTTGTTAAAGGGAATTTATCATAATATGAATGTTTTTGAGGTTGGAAATGGCTGATATATGTAGATAACGTTAGACTGTTAAACATAAAAGGTATTATTTTTATGGCTAAAAACGACCTTTTTACAGTCTTGAAATGTGGAATTCATTGTTAAAAACGGCTTTTTCATAGTAAAAAGAACTGATTTTTACCTAAAATAATCCAACCGTTGGCGAGTTCCTTCTATATTATATGTATGTCGATAATGTTTTACAAGTAGTTATAAAAACCGCGCAAATATATCAATCGGCGCGGTTGTTTGTTTTCTATTAATCTTTTACTTTTCGTCATGCCATTGTAGCCCACGAGCTTCATATAAAGGAATCCAATGTGCTTCATAAAAATTATATCCAGCGCCATCTATCCCGAAAAACAGCCCTAAATCTTCATTTTCATAAACGCGAAAGCCGCATTCTTGTAAGACGTCTACATTTCTTTCCGCCCATTCTTCGTCAATCCATTCATCGAATGTCCATACTGTACCCCACATCGGTAAATAAGAATACGTATATTCTTCATTTGTTGTGGTTAGTTCTATTACGCTGTCTATATCGCGTTCGCATAATTTTTTTACTACGCTTAGTGGGATAGCGTCAAAGCAGCGTACCCACCTTTCACAAGCTTCTTTTTTTGTTGTTGTCATATTTATAATCCCCTTTGTTACGTTGTTATTTTTTATTTTGGTATCTATTTTTTATGAGATTGCTACTAGAAAAATAATTAAAACGATAATGGAAACAAAGAAACGAAAGCCCCAATTTCGCTCTTTTTCAAATGGCTCTTTCGGCTGTTTTGGCGAAACGTCATTAGAAAAGGCGATTAAGCCAAACAAAGCTAAAAAGATAAATATAAACCACTTGGTAATTGAAATTAACATCATAAATAAAATTCCTTTCTTTAAAATGGGAGATCGTTATCTTCAATATCTATTGAATTGAAGTCGCTATTATTAAATGTAAAAGGCGTAGATTGCGTATTATTTGTATGATTTTCTGTTTCTGCCTTTTCGGTAATAGAAAACTCCACTTTATTTGCTAGGACTTCAACGGCTTTACGCTTGTTACCTTGTCTATCTTCAGAGTTACGCGTTGTAATAGAGCCGTCAATAATAATAGGTTTGCCCTTTTTAAAATACTTGCAGATAAATTCTGCGGTATTTCCCCAAGCCACCACATCAATAAAGTGAGTATTTTGGCTGTAATCTTTTACAGCCACACTAATACTCGTAACGGTTTTACCGGTGGGCGTTGTTTTAAGTTCGGGATCGGCGCAAAGCCGACCCAATAAAATGACTTTATTCATAAATAACCTCCAAAAAATTAATAATTTGCTGCTTGATTGGTTTCTGATTTATATTTTTGTTCCAATCTACCTATTGCATTGAAAACTTTAGGCGCGTTGGAATCGTTTATATCAGCCTTTTTAATGCCGGTTGTCGCTTCGATGTCTTTTAAAATTTGTTCGATTTTGATGCCGAACTTATTTTTTAGGTTGCATATACCCTTATTCATCATGTCGCTGACTTCCGGTGAAAGAGCAGCCGCTTTATGGTTTGATTGATTTTGATGAATGGTTGTTTTTTTTGATTGTGATTGTTGTTCCTTACCTTGAATCGAATCAAAATAATCATTTTCCACTATTTCAAAAGCAGCCATATACAAATATCGTCTTTGGTAGGTTTCAATTCCACCTAAATTTTGTATAGGGTGAGTTCCTTTTAAAGTAAGCTCCGCCATAGGGCTTGACAGTTCTATTTTTTCATCAGGCTTTTCAGAATTTATAAGGGTTAAAATTGCTTCTTCCTTGCTAAATTTGATGAAACTACAAGTTTTATATTTTGATTGAAGTTCATTTATAGGTGGCAAAATATCGCTTAATTCGTAATATTCATAGCCAGCAAATTTATTTTTTCCCGACTTTTTAATGTTTTTTTGTTGCAATTCCACACGCATATTTTGGAGTTTTTCATAGATGTTCATTATTTCCCCCGCTTTCTAATAGTTTTATTATTATTTTTCGGAGGCAAGCTTAGTTCATTTTCTTCCCAATTATTTATTATTCTGTACCTTAATGTTCTTTCGGGAATATTTATTTTTTCGCTTAGTTGCTTAATAGTGTACTGTTGTCCTTTGTAATTTACTAAATGATTTTTACTGTAGTTGTTTAGTTGCTCTTTTATTGTTACCCACCGGCAATTGTTAGGGTTATAGCCTTTGCTGTTGTCAATTCGGTCTATAGTTAAATCTTCTCTATATCCATTTTTCATGCTCCAATCGTAGAAAGTTTGGAATTGATTTAACCATTCATCACATACTGTTATTCCTTTTTCTCCGTAATGTTTATAGTCTTTATTCTTGTAGTTATAGCAACGAGATTTCATATTTGTCCAAGCAATATATAGGCGCGAATTAGATTTGCCGTGTTTTTGTGAATTGGGTTTTTCTTTTCTTATACAACCACAACTTTTAGTATCTCCACTTTTTAGTTCGCGGCTTTTTATAATTTTTTCATTGCCACAATCGCATTTGCATTTCCATGTCTGTGTTTTTACACCGCATGGAAAAACATAAACGCCATTATGTTCAATAACTAGTAATTTTCCAAACCTTTTACCTACAAGATTTTTAAATTGTCCCATCAATTATTCTTCCTTTTCTTCAATAAATACATTAATTATTTTATCTTCGATATTTCTTTTGATTTTTCTATCAGAACTTTTGATAGATTCCCATGTTGTCACCTTCCTTACTTAATTCTGATATATTCATTTTCAACCAATTCAGCGCCGGCAATGGTTTCGCCGTTTTTCAGCGCGTCTCCAATTGCTTTTTTATCAACCTTGCTTGGTTGAGGAATTAAGAAAAATTCTGGTATAATAGTTTCGTCAAAAAGATTTACGCTTTTTGATTTTCCTTTACTGACCGTAAACAAGCCGGCTGTCAACTTGCTGTTTGCGGTCATTTGCATGTGCGTTAATAAATTTTCTTTCAAGCGTTTTACTCCATTTTCAGCTACACGCTGTTTATCCGCCATGCGATCTTTTTCCGTTTTGAACATTAAAGCGCGTTGCTCTAAGTTACGAATCATCTTACACACGTTTTCAACCTTTGTATTAATATCAAGGCTTTCAAGTGTGTCTTGGAATACTGTTTCATCAATATCCCCGTTTTCAAGCATTTCTTGTAGCATTTGTGCCTCAACTGTTAAGTTATATAAGCTGTTACCCATTTAATAAAATCCTCCTTAAAAATCAAATAATTGGTTAGAATCCACTTTCAAAATTGAATCTATTCTTTTGCATATTTTTCGGCTAGGTACGCGAGAGCCTTGCATGTAGGAATAGATGGTACGTTTACTCACACCCAAAGCGTAAGAAAGATATTCGGCGCTGTAACCGTTTTTTTGGCAAAACAATTTGAACTTGGGTGCATTTACAACAGTCAATGATAATCACCCCTTCCGCGGGTAGTATTTATTGCAATTGTTATTGTATCACAAAATGTGTTAGTTTAAAACCAAAAAACGCCAATAACAACAAAACGTTTTGTGTACAATGCAACAACTTGATTAGATTTGTTTGTTTTTATAACATAATGTGTTATTATAGTACATATAGATTGATATAGTGAGGTGATAATAATGTCTAATCAAAATATTTTAGGCACTAGAATAGCCGAGTTACGTTCCAAAAGAGATTTAACACAAGCCGAGCTTGGTGAAATTTTGGGTGAATCAACCGGCATTAGCTTAACGCAAAGTGCCATCGGTCAATACGAACGTGGTGTACGTAGACCTTCTTTAGAGATTATAGAAGCTCTTTCGGATATTTTTAACGTGTCTATTGATTATCTGTTCGGTAAAACAGAAGAAAAATTGACGGTCGATAAATATCTAAAATTAGATACGATAGAGCTTGAACAATTATTAAAGAGCAAAAACGTTACATTTCAAGGTAAAATACTAACTGAACGAGATAAAGAGCGTTTGGTAGACGTTTCTATTGCGCTGTTTTGGGAAAACAAATAACGCTTATTATCCGAAAAGAAAGAGCCTAATCAGACATAGGCTCTTATTTTTATGCAAGCCGTTATTTAATGATGGTATATTTCTTTTTTAGGTCATTTAAAATGCCTACGATAACCGCCGCTTCTGCTTTATCAAGCCCTACGGTGTCTAAGCCCTCGTCAGTAAATTCATCTTTCATTACCAAGACGTTACCAACTAAATAATGTCCATGTTGTAAATATCCATAAAGGATAGAAGCTAACATATTTACTTTAGGCTCGGCTTGCAATAACCCCTCGTCATCAGCTACTAGGCTGTATTTTTTACCTAAATACATAGCGTTCACAATAGTAATCATGTCACACTCAATATTTTTGTAATAGAATTGTAGCCCTTTGTTCTCCGGTACGTCGATAACCTCAATTTCGCCTGTTTCTTTCAATAAGATCGCTAGTTTGTTTGTCATGGTGTTGTTTCTCCCCTTATGGATGTTGATTTTAGTTTGATTGGTGTAAGACTTCTTTTTTATAGATTTTTTCAAATACGCCGTTGACAATGTTATTGGTATCATCCGGTAAGAACCATACGTCTTTTTTGTAATGGTGATACATGGTGATTTCTTTTAATGCTGTGTCGATGATTAAATAAGTGTCTTCTCCTAAAATAATGTGTACCCTTACATTTTTATAGTGACCGTCGCTGTCGATATTGTATCCGATATTCGCATCTAGCTGGCCAATGATGTCTTCAATATCCATTTTGATATATCACCTCCTTTCAAGTGGATTTTTATTTAAATAGAGATTCCGGCTGCTTCTAAGACTTTTTCTTTATCGTGGTTACACTTGTTAATGAGCTGCGCAGATATATAATACTCGTTTTTGTTTAGTAAGTGGGAGCTTAAATAAAACTTTTTAACCTCTTCATAATCGGTATTACCAATCGGTCTGCCGTAACCTCTTACAATGCTTTTTTCTTTTACGTGAGATTTTTCGAGCCAGTCGAATCCAATCCGTCGTAACATGGAAGCGTTGGCTAAAGGGAAGGCTAACTTGCGTAAATCAAGGTGTTCGCGGTAGTTTTTCACGTTTACGCAGCTACCAAAGAACTTGTTGTTTTCAACTACGGTAATAGCTTCGATATATAAGTTGATGCGGTAGCCGCTTTTTTCGATGTCGTTAATGATGTTTAACATGGTAATGCCGCACTCTAAAATTTCGCTTGCCGCCCAATTAGCGTTTACGCATGGGCTGTAGATAATGGTGAGCGCTTTTACTTTTTGTTCGGTACGCTCGGTAGAAATCATGGAGTTCGGTAAGCCTAAGATCGCGTTAGGGATATGGGGGGCAAAGCCGCTTACCCCCAATACCGGTCTACGTTTAACGGTGGAGACGTTACTTTTCACCTCCTTACGCATGCCGGCTTTGATTTTTTCTACCGGCTCTTCCCAACCGTTGGATAGTAGATGAATAGCTTCTGTATAATTTTTTGTACCGAAAAAACGTTTATTAGAAGTCTCACGAGAAGACCGTTTGTCCAAGAATAGCTTATTGACGGGACGGGCGTTTAACGTTTTCATCATTTCGTCAATGCTGTTGAAACGTTCATATTCTTCAATTTTGTATTCCATAACGACAACCCCTTTTAAAATTTGCTGAATTCTTTAAAGTAGCTGTTGCTGCTGTTGACGATGTAGCTTAGTTCTTGTTTGATAATGCGTTTGTCGTCGGTATGCAAGTGTTTTACCAAGCAGATTTCAAGCGCTTCCTTCTTACCTAAAATGCCTTCTAGCTTAGATAATCTTTCAAGTGAACGATATGTTACTAAGTGTTTGATACCGGCTTTTTTAACGGCTTTACGGAAGCCTTGCACAAACTCTAAAAGCTCGGTGTTGCCGTTGGCGATCGCTTGTTCAATTGCTGGGCTGTAGTCAATTTCAACTAGTGCAAATCGGTCTAAGCTGGCAGCGTCTAATTGGTAACGACCACTATATTCAATGTCAGCCCCCGTACCGTAAGTGTTACCGGCTGCAATAACTCGGAAGTTTTCGTGAGCTTCGATTCTTCCGGTAGGGAAATCAAAGTAACGGTTCGCTAAAGCCGCATTCAAGATAATCAAAACTTCAGGAATACTACCATCCATTTCATCTAACATGAACAAGCCGCCATTGGTAAACGCTTGGTAAAATTGAGTTTCGTGATATTTACCGTTTGCATCAATAAAGCCGGTAAGCTTGTACTCTTGCGTTACCGCGTTAGAGAAGTAAAACTCTAGGTCAAGCGCTTCTGCAACTTGTTTACAAAGTACGTTTTTACCAGTACCGGCAGCCCCGGTTAAAAAGACCGGAATGCTCGCATTGACAAGCTTTAAAACCGTATCAAATTTTTCATGGAACACGCCTTGCATTTCCTTTTTCTTGTCCGGTAATACGATTTCGTGGACTTGTGGGAGGAAGCCAAACTTTTCTTTAATATGGGTTTCTAGCATTGGTTTAGCGACCTCTAGCACTTTATCAACGGATTGCTCGGCTAAAACTTGTAGGAGCATTTGCTCTAGGCTGTTGCCCAAGCCCCCTTGTTGGGGTTGGGGGGCTTGGGCAATTTTCTTACCAACTTGTGCAACTTGCTTGTCAACTGCTTGATTAATAGATTCGGTATAATTTTTGTATTGTACGTTGAAAGCTTCTTCGGCAGACCCTATTAGGCTTTCATATTCTTTAATATATCCGTCATATAACCGGCGCTTTGGAGTGCTGCCTACATATTTATATGGCTTAAAATCTTCACGAGGGTTATATACGGTTGTTCCTGCGCTTACCCAGAATAGCTTTTTCCCTTTGACTAAATCTTCGTTCTTAACAATTACGCTAACGTGTTCGCCGCTGGATAAAATAATCATGATGTCATTTCTCCTCGTCGTGGTTATTATTTAGTTTGGTAATTTGTTATTATTTTTTTGTCTGTCTAATTAGTTGATTTTTACTTTGAACGCCGGTACGATTCTTTTTTCGCCGGTCATGAAGTCGGCATAGCGTGAAGTGATTTTTGTAAGACCTATCATTTTGCAACCGAATTCTTCAAACTTGGCAAGTGTTTCAACCATACTTGAACTTGTGCTTGAGATAGTGATGTAATCAATACCGTAAGTTCTGCAATCGCTTACAATATGTTCGACTTCTTTATCCCAAATTATATCGTTGAAGTCGATATAATCATTTCCGGCTTCTTTAGATACTAAGTAGCTGCGATACAATTTGTGGTTTACGTCAATGTCCTTAATAGATTTACCAGCCGCTGCGATAGATTCAAAAGCGCTTATAACTTTCATCGTTTCATTATCCTTTCTAAATTTGGAATTAATGGGATAATTATCCCTCAATAATATTATAACACATTTTGTGTCATTTTCAAGTTAAAAAATGATTAAAAAACAACAATACGTTTCTTTTTACACATAGAAAATGGCGCAGTTGATACCGTTGCGCTAATTAAAAAATCTACAATTTATATAAAAAATAAAAAAATTTTAAGATATGTTTATTATAATTGTGAATTGATGTTTTTGTAAAAAAATGTAAAAATTTCCATTGTGTGACATAAAGTTGCAAAAATAATTTTTTAAAATGAGGTGATGTAATGTTTTTTCAAGCATTAACAGCAGCTGTAGTTTCTGCGGTAGCCATTCTAACAACAGGAGCAACAGCAAACAACGGCGGCTCAATTGTAAGCCGTCTTGGTAATCAGCCGCCAATCAAAATGGCGGATAGTTATGTGCCGATACGCACAAGAACAGAAATGGCTGTTCATGATGCGTTAGAAAGAGTAAAAGTAGATGTAGATAAAGGAACAAAACTAGATCCAGTTTATAACCTTAGAGCTACTATTATTAAGAGTGGCTCATGTGGAGAAAACGTACAGTATACACTTGATTCCGATGATGTATTAACGATTTCAGGATCTGGGAATATGGCAAATTATTCTAGTAGCTCTGAGAGACCGTGGTATCGGTGTACAGTAGGTAAAGTAGTAATAGAAGACGGTGTAACATCGATTGGGGATTATGCATTCAACGGATGTATAAGTTTGACGAATGTAACAATACCAAACAGCGTAACTTCGATTGGATATTGTGCATTTTCCAGCTGTAGCAGTTTGACAAATGTCGAAATTAAAGGAGATGTAACATCGATTGGCAATTGTGCATTTTGCGACTGTAGCAGTTTGACAAATGTCGAAATTAAAAGAAATGTAACATCGATTGGCAATTGTGCATTCCAAGAATGTAGCAGATTGAGCGAAGTTCATTATGGCGGTTCAACTAGCCCAAAATGTGGTACAAATGTGTTTTCTTATTGTCATTCTTTTACGAATGTAACAACAACAACAAATTATGAAGGAGATAAATTTTGTGACGACTTGGTAACAAACGGTAAATGTGGGGCAAATGTTAGCTATACGGTAGATTCTGATGGCGTCTTAACGATTTTTGGTTCTGGTGCAATGACTAATTACAGTGCTTCTTCGCATGACCCTTGGTACGGGTCTGGCATAAAAAAAGTAGTAATAGAAGACGGTGTAACATCGATTGGGGATTATGCATTCAACGGATGTATAAGTTTGACAAATGTAACAATACCAAACAGCGTGACTTTGATTGGGAATCGTGCATTTTTCAACTGTGGAAGTTTGACGAATGTAACAATACCAAACAGCGTAACTTCGATTGGGGGTTATGCATTTTCCAGATGTAGCAGTTTGACGAATGTAACAATACCAAACAGCGTAACTTCGATTGGAAATTATGCATTTTTCGGCTGTAGCAGTTTGACAAATGTCGAAATTAAAGGAAATGTAACATCGATTGGGGGTTATGCATTTTCCAGCTGTAGCAGTTTGAGCGAAGTTCATTATGGCGGTTCAACTAGCCCAAAATGTGGTGACGCCGTGTTTTTTAAAAGTGGTTTTGGGAAAGTAACAACAACAACAAATTATGAAAGCTGTTGTTTTTGTAACACAAAAGTAACAAGTGGTAAATGTGGGGCAAATGTTAGCTATACGATAGATTCTGATGGTACCTTAACGATTTTTGGTTCTGGTGCAATGGCTAATTACGATGTTGTTTCTTCGCCTGCACCTTGGTATTCTTGGTATTCTCGTGTTATAAAAAAAGTAGTAATAGAAGATGGAGTAACATCGATTGGGGATGAGGCATTTTCCGGATTTGAATATTTGACGAATGTCGAAATTAAAGGAAATGTAACATCGATTGGGGGTTATGCATTTTATAGGTGTAGCAGTTTGAGCGAAGTTCATTATGGCGGTTCAACTAGCCCAAAATGTGGTGACTCCGTGTTTTACGATTGTAGTAGATTGACGAAAGTAACAACAACAACAAATTATGAAGGACGTGGTTTTTGTGGCAAACAAGTAACAAGTGGTAAATGTGGGGCAAATGTTAACTATACGATAGATTCTGATGGTACCTTAACGATTTTTGGTTCTGGTGCAATGACTAATTACAGTGCTTCTTCGTATGAACCAGGGTACCGTTCCGGCATAAAAAAAGTAGTAATAGAAGATGGAATAACTTCGATTGGGGATGCGGCATTCTACAACTGTTACTATTTGACGAATGTAACAATACCAAACAGCGTAACTTCGATTGGAAATTATGCATTTTCCAGATGTAGCAGTTTGAGCGAAGTTCATTATGGCGGTTCAACTAGCCCAAAATGTGGTTCTGATGTGTTTTTAGATTGTAGTAATTTAGCATCAGTAAAAACTCCAGAAGATTATAATGACTGCACATTCTGCAAAAAATCTTCAACACATGGTAAATGTGAAGACCCATCCTCAAGCTCTGACCCTTCCTCAAGCAAAGGAAAACCGTCAAGCTCTGATTCTTCCTCAAGCAAAGGAAAACCACCAATCAGTTCTGCGACAAAAGCAGCAATTAGCGCTATTCCTGTAGCATTAGGCGTAATAGCAGCTACAATGGCTTAAATATATAGCGATATAAATTTATGATTAAAAAAGAGAGCACTATAAAAATCACAAATTGATTCTTCTGTTAAAACTGCATTGGGTACAATACCAGTAGCGCTGAGTATTGTTGCAGCAGCAATAGTTTAATATTTTATCG